TCGTGAGCTGCCGAGATGGCGCGCACCCCCCAAATCGAGCGCGCCGGAGGCCGACCTAAACCTAAGTGAGTCGCAGACACAGCGCACACAAAAATGTGAGTAGAATTTTTTTATAATTTTTTCACTTGACATCCTTTAAATATACACGTACATATGTCTCATGACCTACACACAATTCATTCAGAAGGCGGCCCGGTTAATTTTCCCCAATCAGGCAGAGCAGTATGCGCAGAGGGAGATGGCCGAGATACGCATCAGGCGTTGTCTCGCTCCCTATCACCGGGATGTGTTGGCCCTTATCGATGAGATTGAGTGGTCATTGGAATTTACCCTTGATTATCAGGAGGTAATTGGTTGCGCTGTTTGTCAGCGGCAACGTGAGGAGGGGCACCGGGATGATTGTGCCCTCGCCAAGTTGAAGGAGTATAAGTGATGACGCCAACCGGAATAATCGCTAAATATTTAGTACAAAAGGAGATGTGGAAGGCCCTTGATGACTCGTTCCGATTCGGCACTGGTTACATGAACACGAAGGATGCCCGGTTGCCTCTGCACATTCCATGGAAAGATGTTTTGGTGATTGAATGACCTACCTGCCTCTTCCTTCCAAGTACCCGCGCATGAGTGAGATAGTTGCGGCCCTGAAGAGCTCGCGTTCTGTTATTGATGCGGCCGGGAAGCTGGGTATTCAGAGTTGGGTAATTGACCATTATGTTGTCAGGCAATTCGGGAGTGAGAACGTACGTTCCTTGCTTTTATTTGGTGGCCGAGAGTCATGGTCATCCAAATCCCGCATGGGCAAAAATGTAGCATCGCGCTGGCACACTGATTACGATGAAGACATACATAGCGGCACATTCATGCCTGACCCATTTCGAACAAACTACAATGACATATGGATGACCACCTGGTCGGACTACGTGGACGAGAATTTATTGCCTGTATCGCATTTACTGCAGGATGAGCGGTGGTGTGGTGAGGACTGGTTATCGCAGGTGGAGGACATGCCCGGTGAGGCTGTGGTGGACATCCGCACGAGCATCGACTGGAGTGATGCGCTGGATGCGCCGTTGCCGGAAGAGATGCTGGCCCCGTGCGCGAGCGCACCGCCGCCGGTTAAGGAGCCGGATGATGAGGGCAAGGCGTTCTTGGATGAGATAGATGCACGGCGCGAGGCGTATGAGGAGAGGTGCGGAAAGTGTTTTGTATGGAAGGATGATGCGGCCAAGCGCAAGGAGGCCGCAAAGGTAACGGTGTTGGAGGATTCGAATGGTGCCAAGTTTTATTACGTTGGTGAGTTCAAGGAACGGGTAGACATCTGGCCCCCGCCCGAGGTGGCGCCCCGGCAGATTCCAAATGATGAAATTGATGGCTGGGAATTTCAAGCTTAAGGAGAGAGAGATGAATTGTCCGAAATGTGGAAACGTGGAATGTCACCGTGACGAGGCCGATACCGGTGTGGGCGTTATTTACGGCCCATGGGGCTGCCCGAACTGCGCCTGGTCGGAGGATGACACGTACGATTTATCTGGCGGCAAGAGTCCAGTGAGGGAGGATGGGGTGATTGACCAGTACGGCGGCCTTCACCCCAAGGGTGGAAAGGTAGCGGTGGCGGTCAAACAAGCCGAGGAGGTAACCATTCTCGATGACATGCCAGACGGCATGCCGGATATGAAGGTATGTAATCATTGCGGTGCGAACGCTGATGTTGGCGCGACTATCACGCACTTTCCTAACTGCAATGATGATTACAAAAAATTCCTTGAAACCGATGAGGGGGAGAAATGATGACCAACGAAGAATGGAATGATATTTGTGATGAAGTAATAAAGCGGGACAAAGATACCCTTAGCGCGGAGAGTGAGGTGATTGATGGGAAATTAGAAATACCCATTTATCCTTTAGCCGCCACGATAGCGCGAGAGTTGAAGGCGCGGCTTGGGGAACCATCCGGCGATCTCTCAGCGGAAATATTGAAATTCGCACAAGACTTCTACCCTAGCTCAGATCACGATAGCAGACTTGAGCATTTAAATGCCGAAGTACAAGAAGTCAATGAAAGCTCTTCCTGGGAAGAGGAGTACGAGGAGCTATGTGACGTTTGCTTAATAGCTTTTCATCAAATGCTGGTGGTATCTCCCGAAAGCAACCCACTGAATGCTCTGCTAGGTAAATTAAATTACGCAAGGCAGCGCATCGAGTCAGGAGAGAAAAATCCTAGAGACTTCAAGAAACCTGAACCATCCGGCGACTCAGCGGCCCTGATTGCGGAGGGGAAAAAGCAAGCTGAATTATTAATCAATTTCCCTATATCAAAAAGGGTGATGGGTGAACTCGCCACCGCCCTTGAGAAAGCGGAGAAGTCTTCCATAAAACTTGCTGTGGAAATGGTTGAAAAGCAGAATATAGATTCACACATGGAACTTGTAAAAGAGTTAATTGAAACAAGAGAACGCGCCGAGAAATCAGAAGAGAGCCGTGACACATGGATGCGCTCTCAGATACAGACCTCTAAAGAGTCTGCCAAACAATTTGAACGCGCCGAGAAAGCCGAGGCCGACAATGCGGCGTTGAGGGAAATACTTGACCGAGCATAGAACTCGTTGAAGGTTGAGTTATACAGTGACGAACACCGCAAAGAATTGTACGCCATACAAGACAAACTCACCAAACACCTAGCCCTCTACGAAGCGAAGCCGGGAGGGTTGGTGGAGTTGGCGAAAGAGATTGCATCCGAGGACAAGTTAAGAGATTTAAGTAGGTGGTCTGACCTATTGCACATTAAGGATTTAATCGAAGCCCTCAAAGCCAAGCTGAAAGAAACGGAGGTGGATGATGTGGAAAAGAATGTGGATTAAATATCACGATTGGCGCATTAGTATTTGGAATTATCGAAAGAATACCGCTCAAGAGAATATTGAACGCCATGTTGATTGTGCCGAGGAATTGGAGGCCAACGATGAGACAACTTGATGATGCGATTGAGAAGATAGTTGATACCCATAGATACCACCAAGAAAATAGTTACGACATGATTGCCCGAAGTCAACTAAGAGAAACTTGTACTACCGAACTCACCCCCTTCCGCAAGGATGTGGCGGCGTTGATTAAGACGTTAGAGAAACTGCAAGGCTATGAGGATTTAAATGTCCCTGTCGTATGTCCTCGATGTGCGCCAAACAAACCCGATAATTACAATCAGGCGAGACTAGATGTGCATGAAGCCCTCGCCGCATTGAAAGGAGATGAGTGATGGGGATAATAGCTGAGTATATCAAACAAGAGGAATATAAAACCCATCTAGCTGATGAGTTCATGAAAGATATACGCAAGCGGTGGGATAATATTGAAGGACCGATAATTCATCGAGGACCACCTAGACCCGGTGATTGCCCTTACTGCAACGGAACAGGGAGAGAAGGGGTTCAGTTGCGCTCGCCGAGAGCGCCTACGCATGAGCGTCATCATGAACAAGACAAACATGATCGCCAAGCGCGAGCCTACGGCGTTCTTTCCAGATTGCCAGTTATAGAACGGGGGCCTTCATCTTATTTAAGGAGAACAATTAATCATGGTAAATCCATTTAATTCTGGTGAAAGAATTCCGTTCAATGAAGCAGACCCCGAAAGGGTGGCCGAGTCAATAGCCATCGATGCGTGGTGGGCATCACTCAGTCCACTATATCGAACGCATATCTTCATGCTTGCCGCAGAGGCATTAATAAATGATCCGAAAAAAACGCCGATAATCGGAAAGTACGGAGATAAGTTTTACATGGTTGCGGCCGAGGAGATCTCGAAAGAAAAAGCGGAAAGGATTACCAAGGAATTTAAAAGCAAATCTCACTACTCTCCTTGGCACAAAGAAACGAGAGACAATCCAGGTTCCAGTACGCCAGAGAATAATTAAAAGGAGGAAGACCGATATGTTTAAGATCGGAATAGGCGTGAAGCCTTTCAAAAAGAATCATGTGACAAAGAAGAATCTACTGAACCTCATTCAGGCGATGGACGAGGGCCAGACAATTCGCATCCAGAAACTTCTTCCACAGCGCACCTGCATCGTGCCGAACCGTGGCGTTCCGTGCGGGAAGAAATTCACCCCGGAAAAAAAGAGCCAGAAGTATTGCTCGCCGTGGTGCAATAACCGGGCATCCACACAGGCAGCTAGAGCAAAGTAGTGGGATATAAACAGTGCGCCCGAGATGGATGTGAGGTTCATTTTCCCGTCAAGGATTATGGCGCGATAAAGCAACGGTTTTGCTCCACTACTTGTCATCGGATATACAACAAAGCACAGATGACGGAAGTTTACCGATTAGCGAAGCTGGCAAAAGAGGCGGGACTGGGATGACAAGAAAAGAGCTCCGCTCGCTGGCTTTTAAATTAGCGCAGGCCGCCTGTTCGGCCACGAGCAGAGACAAGAAGAGTGGGTGGCAATACTTCGATGCTGGCAAGGCGCGTGACGCCATGCTGAAAACCTTAGAGAAGGAGATTCCAGTTGGAAACGATAATAATTGACAGCAAGGAACATGAGGTTACGGAATACGCGAGAGGTTTGGTCTGGGTTCAGACTGACAACGGAGAAAAGCAGGTTGTCAGGAATTCCGATCAAAGTTTCCGTTTCAAGTTCGAAGCTGACGGTACCACCTTAACGAAAGACCCGAGGAGTGCGTCATGAGCAAGGCAATGCGAATTAAAGGCTTTCATGATGGCGAGAACCACGCTGCGGGGCTGGAGGTGCCGGAGAGAGCGCACCTCAGTATCACACCAGCTTACCGGGTTGGCTTTCAGCTTGGCATGGCCAAGCAAATCATGCGGGATGTCTATTGGTCGAAGCGCAAGAAGAAGTGGTGGAAGTAATGCGCGACCACAAGGAAGACATGGAACGGGCCAAGGAACTTGAAGAAGAGTTCGATGGCGCCAAGGTAAAAGATATCGAGTTTATAGAAGGCATTCTGGATAAAGGCCGAAATCTGACTGAGGATCAGGGTGAATGGCTTGATGATATCTGGGGTAGATATTTAAAATCGTAGCCGGATCGTCTAGCGGCAGGACACCAGACTTTGGATCTGGGAACGCAGGTTCGAATCCTGCTCTGGCTCCCAAATCTCCCGAAAGGAGGGAACAATGCACAAGAACGAAGGCAATATGACGGCACCAATCGGTAAGAGGCGAGTCACTTGCTCGCAGTGTGACGGCGAGGGAACTCAGTACGAAATCAAAATCGTAACGCCATATCCGCTGGCCGTCTTTGGCCGGGAAAGTAAGCGTGGCAATTTTGTGATCGAGAAGCCGGCCAACATGGAGATGAAGGAATCGAAACGCTCCTGTAAAAGCTGTGGTGGTAAAGGCTACCGGGACATCATCAACCGAGATGTCGAGTCCGTAGCGCAAGCGCACGAGCGCAGGAGTGTCAGTCACGATCGCCGGAAGCAAATCTATGACGCGAAGGAGGCCACGGCATGAACCCCACCACCTGGTTTGATCTTGGAAGGCTGATTATCACTTATAGCCTTCTTATTTTGATAGGCATTACGGCCTATCGATTTTTCAGGACACACCAAGTGAGAAGCGGCCCGAGGCGTGGAAGCTTCAGATACCAAAAGGGGAAGAATCTCCATCTCAATTACACGATGGCAATTTTGACGGCTTTTTTTGTTGGATTCATTACCTTAAACTTCTTCGCCTTCACGCCAGGCAAGCAGGTAGCGGATCAACCATTCACGCCGCCCAAGAAGGTTGTTGTAACAGCACCACCGAAAGTATCAAAAGCAGTGAAGGAAGAAATTAGGCATTTGGCTATTCAGGCGCGGCCAGGTGCTGAAGTGGAACGCGCTGAGGCAGATCGTGTCATAAGGGAAATTCTTAAGGGAGAGAAGAAATGAGAAAGTGGAAAAGTGCATTGTGGGTCGTATTGTTGCTGTTCGTGATGGTCGGTTGCACCGAGAGGGTGCCGGTGGGATTTGTCGGGATGAATCAAACTCCTGATGGCCTGACTGGGATTACTCTTGCACCCGGCAATCACTCCTCGTGGGGCCGGGACACGATGATCCTTGTTGAGAATCGTGAAGATACTGTTACCGAGAAGCTGTCGGTTCTCATGAAGGATGAATTGAACTTTAAATTCGATGTGAAAATCCGAACACGCCTCAGGGTGTCTGACGGTAAAGGCATCAAGGCCTTGCTTAATCGCAAGGGATCTCAAATAGTGAATGCAACGGTAGGTAGGGTGTTGCCTTTTAGTGTTCTGTATGGAACCTACGTTCAGCCCCTGGCCAGAGCAAAATCTCGCGCCGTTGTCAGCACATACGAAACTACCCAGATGAGGGCGGCTCGCGCTGAGATTGAGGCGAAGATATTCAAGATACTTGTTGCCTCTGTGGCAGACACCCCCATGGAAATCGTGTCGGTAGTTTCCTCTAATTTCGATTACCCTGAAATTATTACGAAGGCTGTTGAGAAGAAGCGCAAGCGGGAAATTGAAATCGGCGAGGAAAAAGCCAAGCAGGCTGTCGCTCTTTTGAGAATTGACAATCGAATGAAGATCGCTCAAAAGATGAAGCAGGTTCGCGCGGCCGAGGCTCAGGCGGAATCGGTAGCCTTCAAAATACTTGGCGATAGCATGACGCCGAAATACTTGGCCTTCCGGCAAAAAGAGAATGAGAAAATCTTATACTCTAAGGCTGGCACCCAGCTTGTTGTTCTTGGTGGAAACGGGGTGAGGCCTCTTATTAACCTGAAATAGGGAGGAAGGGACATGCGTTATTTTGACCCTGATCGGATGCTTTAGCGCGGATGTCCCGCGCCAAGATCCGATCAGGAGTAGTAAATGGGAAAAGGCGCAACGAAGACCCAAGGAGGGCCACCTCCAAAACCAGTAAACGCTCCACCAGCACCCCCTGAGCGGTATGCCTCACTGGCTGCCGTCAAAGGGCGACTCGACCACGCAGTGGGCTACAATATGAAGCCTTATGTGGGCGGGGCGAAAAAGGTGAAGAAAAAGGGGCGTAAGTAGAATTTGGTCGGGAGAACTTTCTGAAACCGCCGTGGGGGCGTGTGATGAAAATAACTCTCCCGGCCATTTTTGCGTCTTGACGTATATCAGCCTTTCGACCTATATTTTCCATGTTAGTAGGCTGTGAGTCCCGAGAGGGATTAACCATGTGAAAGCGGCAGCGGAAGCATGGGGCGTGATTAGCTCAACGGCAGAGCAGGGGCATGCAAGCCCCGGTAGCTGGTTCGACTCCAGCATCACAATCAGCCGAACGCACCATCGGAGTGTAGCCTAGTCTGGCCAAGGCACACGCTTTGGGAGCGTGAAATCGCAGGTTCGAATCCTGCCATTCCGACCAAAAGGGAATGACATGAAAATATATCAGGAACTCCACATCGAATTTTGGACAGGCGGTTGCGTAGCTGCCGGAATGTCTATTAATTCGGTTCCTGATATCAAGGCCCCCGGAGAAACCCTTCACCTCGTAGGGGATATCCGGGGGCCTGCTACTTTTAGGTGACCTATGCCCTCTCCTGAAGTTTTGCTGAACAAGAAGATGGGTTCTTACCTCGCCGAACACCCCCTGGCCAGACTTGGCTGGAATCCCAAACGCCACAACTATGGATTCAAGAACACCAATTACGCTGGTATGGTTACAACTCCGAAAGACATTAAAAAGGGCGCAAAGCGTGGCGGCATCCGCCAGAAGATGTATCGAAAATTGCTGAAGGAAAACCCTGAGCTCTTCAAGTCCGAAAGTATGAACGAGTACACGGCCGTTTTCGATGAACGGGAAAAAATCCCTGACGTTTCAGACGAAAGTAACGTGCCCACGAAAAGGTACACAAAACATCCCAAGACAGGTAAGTGGGTTGATAGGACTGAGTTTCAGCGATTAGACGATCCTGACTATCGCCCTGACTTCAATCTAGCGAGATCAACCACAGGGCACGAGCATGCGCACATGGGCGCCGGAAATGATCCAGGCATCACGGAATATATCGATAGCCTTGTTCCTAACTACAGCGACTTCGCCAATTCAGATGAGGTGGAGGGTAAGTGGGAAAGAATCAATAACGATTTTGATGTGAGTTACAGGCCCTCTTATGTAAGCAAGAAAAACGAAGAACTCATCCGTGTAATGGAATTAATGGCCCAACCGGGTGACGAGGCGGTTGAAGAGGAAGTTTTAAGTTTCCTGAAGGATAAGTGGAAATTCGATGCAAGCACGAGTTATCACGCTGACGAGCTTCACCCTGAAGAGTGGACGAAAGAGGATCAGAAATTTAAGGATCGGGTTGACGAATTGGTAGGCAAGGCCTCGATCATATTCGACATGGCCAGACAAAAAATCGATGACCGGACAGGAGGCCTGCCAGCCGTCAGTGGTGGTGATGAGTCCATGGGCTACGCCAGTGGCGGCCTGGTGGAGGATGACATTGAGCCGGATCCGCTGTTCTCCGATCCTCGCGTCCTGTACGAGGATGGGCAGCCAAAGGTAAATCCGAATCTGCAATCCACCACGAGAACGAAGGTGCAGGCAAATATTAACCGGGCCACAGGCAATGCACCGGGCTTGCCAGAGGCACTCTCACGATTCATCCTTGAGGGCGCTAACAGGTTCAAGAATGTGCCCAGCGCATATCAGGCTGGCCGTGGCCTTATTGATGCCTTCAAGGATAAACTCACACCTCAAACGCAAGCCATGACGCCTACGGGAGAAACCATGCCCGTGCCTACGCCATCGGCCGGTCTTGGAGCTCTTCAGGCTACTGGCTGGAATGGCAGGGAAATACCAGAACCGGGAAATCGGCCTGTGCCGGGATATGATCACGGGCCTGTGGCGCCTCGACCATCGAAGTTTGATGGCCTGAAAATTAAGCCAGGCGAGTCTGGCGTACATGACATCCCGTTAAATCAAATCAGTCGAACGGCCAAAATGTTCCCGAGGGATAATTCGGAGCAGCCAACATTCCTGATGCAGAATGTAGATCTCCAGACTGTCAGAAAGAAACTAACTCACCTTCGTGGATCCGAAAATCAGGATGACTTGCGCGTTATCATGACGCAATCAGGGGATATCTTTATCGCTCATTCAGATTCCATCCACGAGGACATCTCGAGAATTGCCGCGGGTAGAACACTTCCCAGCAGGGCCGAACTTGGTTCTGGCCTACCTATCCCAATGCAGGGTGAGGATGAGGCGGATGTTGAGGGATTCCTTACGTGGGATAAAGAAAAAGGTATCTACACTCCCGAAGAGCTTTATGTGCGACAGATAGATGGCAAGGAAAGTTTCCATAGAGAGGCTCAGATATTAAAAAGTTTCAATAACCACCCCACGATTCGCTCAGTCACCGGAAACGAGCCTGCCGAGCAGGGCCTTGGTAGTCTGGAATACAAAGATCGAATGAAAGCAGAGGCATTACTTGGAAGGGTTGAGGAAAACTACAAGCCACAAAACGAAGATGAAAGTTTTGGATATGAACTCCAGCAGTTCATGAAGGGTGATCGTGAGTATCCTGAAATACGACTACACGATCCCGAAACTAATGTCAGGTTTGACCTTCGCCGAAAAGGAAATGGGAAGATTGAAATTGATATTGGCGACTTTGAAAATCTCAATTCTCCATGGGCACCCGGCAAGTCTGGTAAAATGATATATTCTCAAGGTGTACTCAGGGCGCTGATGGATATGCTAAAAGAAAAGATGCCTGATACGAAAGAGTTATTTGGCAAGAGAACCACAACAGGCAAAAATCAATCATTCAGGTTTGCTAATGGCGGCCTGGTATCTGCATTTAGATCGAGGATGTCAGCATGACGGAACCAACACAACAACAGGGACAGCAAGGGCAACAGGAAGAAATGAAGCCCCTACCTGCGCCTCCGATGACAGCGAGGAAGCGGTTTTTTGATTTAATGAGCGGCAACGGCCCGGCCGAACCGAAAGGCTACGCCGCTGGCGGTGCCGTTGGCCTTGAGTCGATAGGTGATCTTGGCACCCTTGGTGGATACACGCCAACCGTTGATATGGCCAACATCCGAAACGTCAATCCAACTGGAGTGAATGTCCCGAGCGGCAACATGTTCCTTCATGACAACCAAAATCCAGAAGACAATGGAAATGGTATTGTGGGTCAGCCATTTGCTCAGAATTACGAGCCACCAGACGCATCTATTGGCGGCATTCCACTTCCGGGTGGCGATCTCGTGGGTGACTTCAACCCTGACAAGTACACGAGATGGGGAAGTGGCCCCAACGAGATTCTCAATTACGCTGGAGAGGTGGGAGCGGAAGGTCTTGGTGAGGCAGCCGATTGGGCTAAAGATCAGTGGAATGAATTAACCGGGCCACCTGAAACCAAGAATATTTCTATCGATACTGAAGAATCAAGTATTGGCAGTGGATTTGATTACGAGGATGCTGGTTATTTTGATGAAGTAGATCCGTCTATCGCATACGAAGAGAGGGCATTGCCGGGAATTGGCGATCCTGAAAATTTAAGCACAGAAGATTTGTATGGCACTCCGGGGATTGACTACCCGAATGAACTCTGGGAAGCGGCAGATCCTGCCGTTGACGTAGAGCCAGGTGGTTCCTCGTGGAACGAAGCGTGGATGGGAACCAGTTCACCTTCATTTGATAACATTAACTTTGGTGGTCTGGCATCAGGCGCCGGATTAAGTGCAGGACTTGGCCTGCTTGCCGGTGGTGATGAAAAGGATGTTCTTGAGGGCGTTGCGACAAATACCGCAATGCAGGCGGCCGGGCAGGGGTTAGGCCTTGGTGCTTATGCTGGCCCGGTTGCGGCGATCGGTTCTGAGTTAATTAATGGGCCAGGTAAAGGTTCAATGGCGAATATCGGTGCCTCCGGCCTTGGTGCTTTAACGTCCGGTATGGCCGCCGCGGGTGGGATGGGCGCAATGGCGTCAACTGGTGTTGGTCTAATTCCCGCTGCGCTCTTGCTTGCTCACAACCTGATGACCAACAAAGAGAAAAGCACAACTTCGCCAGCGCACCTTAACTGGCGTGAGACAGTAAATGACATGGGTGTATTCAGATCTGACTTTGAGGATCAGCCTGAACTGGTGAAAGACTTCAATGAACTTTCTAGTAAGTATGGCGGGTCTGGTTACGACGAAAGCGATCTCATTTCAATGACAACCAGAGTAAATAATGTTCTTGATTCGAAGTACGGAGTCGGAAAAGAGAATTGGGAATGGAATCGAGACACAAACTTTGGTGAAGATAAAGATGCAGGTAGGGACTTTATAAAGAGGAAAAACGGTTATGGCCGTCTGACCGTGCCTGGACTTAAGGACGATCCTTACTACAAAGTACACGAAGATGATGTCACTGGCGAATTGGTATTCAACGCTCCACCAATAGGATGGACTCCAGAAATCGATGACGAAGACGGTTCGGAGTTGTCTTGGATTTACAGTAATTATCCAGGTGGCGGTGGCGGATATAATGACAGTGGTGCTGGATCTGAGGCTGACTTTTCTGAATAAGATGCCGCCTTTGCGGCATCAGAAGATCTTTGATGACCGATCATGTTGTTATTGACAATCCAGATCTCCTGTCGAACGTGGAAATCAAACGTGTTCAGGATATTACAGAAAAACTTCAACATGAAGACAAGCTAGATCTTGCCAGAAATAAATTCCTTCCCTATGTCAGGCACCTCTGGCCAACAATGTATAATGAAGATGGAAGTATTCGATCTGGGTTCGTTCCAGGCGCACACCACGAAATCGTAGCAGAGAAATTCGATAGGATTATCTCAGGTGACCTGAAACGACTGATCATCAATATGCCACCGCGACATACCAAATCTGAATTTGCCTCGATTTATCTTCCATCGTTCTTTTTGGGGAAAAATCCGGGTGGCTACATCATGCAGGCCACTCACTCATCTGAGCTCTCCTTGAAATTTGGTGGTAAAGTTCGTGATTTGGTGAAAAAACCAGAATATCTGAACCTATTTCCGAACACATTCCTCTCTCCAGACCGAACGGCGCGTGGTGTCTGGGCAACTGCGCAGGGTGGCGAGTATTACGCCGCGGGAGTTGGCACAAGTATTGCCGGGCACGGCGCCGATCTGTTCATCGTTGACGATCCGCACTCCGAGCAACACGCTATGTCGCCTACGGTTATGGACTCTCATTACGAATGGTACCGAGGTGGCCCTCGTCAGAGGCTCCAGCCTGGTGGTGCTATCGTTTTGGTCATGACGAGGTGGTCAAAGAAGGATTTGACCGCTCGTGTGCTTGAAGCGATGGGCGAGGAGAACGCAGATGTTTGGGAAGTAGTCGAATTTCCGGCAATTTTGGAGTCCGGACGCTCGTTGTGGCCGGCATACTGGCCTCTCGATCAACTTCTGGCGACAAAAGCTTCCGTTGGTACCTCAAAATGGCTTGCAGAGTACATGCAGAACCCCACGGCCGAGGAAGGTGCCATCATAAAGCGCGAATATTGGCGAAAATGGGAAAAACCCGACCCACCAAAGGTGGAATACATCCTCCAGTCCTACGATACAGCCTTTGATGCCAAAGAAACGGCCGACTACAGCGCAATTACCACCTGGGGAATCTTTAAAAGGGAAATAAGAGAGAAAACCGACAAAGCCGAGCATATTATCCTACTGGATGCTCTGAAAGGCCGCTGGGACTTCCCTGAATTGAAGCGAATTGCGCTCAGGGAACACAATAAGTGGGATCCAGATATGACGATCATTGAAAACAAGGCTACGGGTGGGCCGCTCATTCAAGAGCTTCGCGCGATGGGAATTCCTGTCGTGAAATTCAATCCATCCACCGGAAGAGATAAAATCGCGCGAGCAAATGGCGTATCACCTACATTTGAATCAGGGTTGGTGTGGGCGCCGGATAAGAATTTTGCTACCGAGGTGATCGAGGAATGTGCTGACTTTCCGAATGGTGATCATGATGACTATGTTGACAGCGTGACACAGGCTATGCTCAGATTCAGGGAAGGCGGGTTTATTGTTAATCCGAGCGACTATGAAGATGAGGAAGAAAAGTTTATAAGGAAGCGTAGAAAGGCCTATTACGGCTAAGAGAGAAGCTGAGGAGAAAACTAATTTTACATATAGAAAGCTAGAACTGGGGTAGCTTTCAAAGGAGTTGACCGTGGCGATTGAGTCAGGTCTATCCCTCCCCGGAGGCTACACCGAAGAAGAGATCCTTCCTGAAGGCGATCTTGAATTTGAGATCGAGGGAGAGGAGCCTCTTGAAGAAGAAATAGACGAAGAAGCTCTCATGGCGGCCATGGCCTCCCAGGAGCATGACGCAAATCTCGCCGAACATATGGACGAGGATGCACTTACATCCTTAGCCGTAGACCTCTGTAAATCCATCAAGGATGACAAAACATCACGTAAGGATTGGGAGCAGATCCTCGAAAAGGGGCTTGAGCTTCTTGGTACCAAGTATCAGGAAAGTAGCGATCTTTTCGAGGGTGCGTCCGGTGTTGTTCATCCCCTCCTCGCCAAAGCGGTAGTTCAGTTCCAGGCTCAAGCCTATGGCGAGCTCTTTCCCGCGGGTGGGCCAGTAAAGTATCAGGTAGCCGGAGATGCATCGGTAGAAGTTATTCAACAAGCAGAGCGCGTCAAGAAGCACATGAATTACGAAGTAACAGAAGACATGGAAGAGTACGAGGAAGAGTTCGATAATCTTCTTTTCAAGCTTCCCATCGATGGTTCCGCATTCAAGAAAACCTACTGGGACGAACTCCTTGGCCGGCCAGCATCTAAATTTGTTGCTGCCAAGGATATTATCGCTCCCTACACGGCAGGCGATCTGAACACCACGCCAAGGTTTGCGCATGCCGTTCCAGTAAAAACAAATAACATGAAGCAAATGATGCTCTCTGGGTTCTATCGTGATGTCGATCTGGGTGAACCTGGCGAGAAAACAGAATCCGAACTTGAGGTAAAGCAGGCCAAGATAGAGGGAGTCGAGGCGAATTCACAAGAACGAGATGAATATATCGTCTTCGAAGTTCATGTCACCATGGAACTCGATGGATTCGAAGAAGAGTCCATGGGTGTTGGCGTTCCTTATATCGTGTCAATCGAAGAGGAAACCGAAAAGGTTTTAGCGATTCGCCGAAACTGGAACGAGAATGACGAGAGAAAGCGAAGGAAGGATTATTTCGCGCATTACAAATTCCTGCCGGGTACCGGATTTTATGGCTTTGGTTTAACGCACATGATCGGGAACCTCTCGATCACCGCAACTGCGCTTCTCAGGATGCTAATTGATGCAGGTGTGTTTCATAATTTACCTGCTGGATTTAAAGCCAAGGGAATGCGCATTCGGGGCGACAATGAACCTCTCAAGCCAGGTGAGTTCAGGGATGTCGATGTCCCTGGCGGAAACCTGAGAGATCAGATCATTCCCCTTCCATTTAAAGAACCGTCAAACACTTTGGTGGCCCTCCTTGGGATGATTGTTGATTCTGGGAATGAATTTGCTGCCACCACGAACGAGAAGATCGCCGATTCGAATCAGCAGGCGCCCGTGGGCACCACAGTTGCACTGATCGAGCAGGGCATGAAGGTAATGTCTGGTGTTCACAAGAGACTTCATCGTGCCCAGAAAAATGACCTTCGAATTCTCGCTCGTATCATCCAAGAAAACCAAACCGAATATCCCTATGATGTTCCGGGTAAACGCAGAGATATATTGGTCGAGGATTTTGATGCCAGGGTAGACATCCTTCCTGTCAGCGATCCGAATATCTTCTCGATGACGCAGCGCATCTCAAGGGCGCAAACACAACTCCAGATTGTAACGTCAGCACCAGAACTCCATGGCAAGAAGGGCATGTATGAGGCCCTCAGGCGAATGTACGCTGCGCTTGGTGTTCAGGATATCGATTCCATCCTGCCTCCCATGGAAGAGCCGCAACCAAAGGATCCTGCTACGGAAGCTTCTGAGGCCCTTACCGGCGAACCGATGCAGGCATTTAAGGGGCAGAATCATGCCCTTCATATCGACACGCATATTGCCACGATGTCACTTCCGTCCATGGTCAACCCGGTAGTTCAGCTTGGATTTGAATCTCATATATTCGAACACATCTCCATGAGGGCTACCGAGGAAACTGAAGAAGAATTCAAGGATCAAACTGAACTTATCGGGGAGATGGATCCTGAACTGCAAGATCCGGCCGCAATCGAATTGAACCAGAAAAAACAGGATGCCATTTGCAATAGAGTGTCCAAGTATATTCAGGAATACGCCAAGGTAAGGGAGGAGGCTGGGGCCGGAAATGAGGAAGATCCGCTCGTTACTATTCGCAAACAGGAACTCGCGCTTCAATCCACAAAATTAGTGAATGACCAGAAAGATAAAGCGGCCAGACTTGATTTTGATCGTCAGCGCGGTCAGGCGGCCGACATCCTTGGATTCAGGCGTGATGATACCTCTCGTCATGCCTCTGACCAGAGAACTGAAGTTGCGAGAGAGCGTATAGCTTCAAGCGAAGATCAGACGGAGGATCGCCTTGATAGTTCGGAGAAGATCGCCGCAATGAGGCCGACTGGAGGTGGTGGTGAATAGAAGCTCGATGTCAAAACAGATAACCAAAAGCCCGAAAGGGAAAGGTGAAAAGCCAAAGCCAAAGAAGCCCGTGAATAAGGTCTACAACAAAGACCACAAACTTCGCGCAAGGAAACCGTGATGTCGATAGATGATTTCGGTACATACGTTCATATCGTTAATGAAAAAATGAGTGAACGCAAAGAGGATATCGCCACGCTGCTTATGACCGATCAACTTCAGTCCATGGAAGAATATCGTGGCCTTATGGGCGAATTGAAGTTTATCGCAGATCTCGAGGAGAGAATCCGAGAGGCTAACAAGGAGAGGGAAGAAGATGGCTAATACACCTGAACTATTAAGTACCGAGGAGATGGAAAAGCGATTCGGAACCGCATTTGTTCCGCCAGAACCGGAAGTAGACCTCGATCCGGCCGACACTGAAATGTGGGCGCACATCCCAGATCCGGTTGGATGGAGAATACTCATCCGTCCGTATGTTGGAGCGAAGGTATCAAAAGGTGGACTTCACTTGGCGGATTCGGGTACCGCAAAGGAGGCCTTGGCCACGGTTATCGGGAAGGTCATGAAGATGGGTTCTGTTTGTTACAAAAATCCTCGCAAATTCGACCCGGAACCCGATGGCACCATTAAGCCGTGGTGCGAAGAGGGTGATTGGGTAGTTATCGGCAAGTATGCCGGTGCAAGGTTCAGGCTTTATTTCGACACGGGAGAAAATCCTGAGGTTCGCATTATCAACGATGATGAGGTCATCGCAAAAGTTCTCGATCCTGATGATGTCAGGACGCTATAAGGAGAAACGCCATGCCAGGCGAAGATGAAGTTGTGGGACAGGTGGAACAAGGGGAAGAGGTAGAGGTTTTTTCCGCCAATTCGGAATCAGAACCAGAAAAGGATATTATTTTTGAGGTTGATGAGGAAAAGGATGAGGCCACCCAGGTAGACGAAGAGGCACCTGCCGCAGCGGATGATGACGTTACGGACGAATTGGTTGGTACTGGTGAGAGGGTTCGAAAAAGAATCAACCAACTAACCTACGAAAAGAAGGAAAGTGGGCGAGTCGCTGATGAGGCGTTGAATTACGCCAAAACCGTCCATCAGGAGAACGAAATCCTAAAGAAAAGGCTGGCGGGGCAAGAGGATCACACCCTGACAGAGGCCGAGGAGAGAAATAAAAGCCAGATGGCTGAGGCCAAGACGGCTTACAAAAATGCCTATGAAGACGAAGACGCAGATGGCATGGCTGATGCCAATGAACTTATTGGCCAATTATCAGCAGATAAAAATGCAATCATGAGGGCCAAAAGGAATGCCGCGGCGAAAAAAGAAGAAGATGTGCTAGAGGAAGATGCGCCAGCCGCCCCAGCGGCCGCCGCAGCGGCGCCTGCCGAAGAACTCGACCAAAAAGCTGTTGCATGGGCTGAAAAAACTGAATGGTTCGGTGCCCACGAGGGAATGACCGACTATGCAATGCAACAGCATTTCAATATGGTCAACAAAGAAGGATTTGACCCAAAGAGCGATGAATACTATATTGAAGTTGAAAAACGTGTTCAGGGCATGTTTCCACACATGTTCAAGAAACGCGCACCCGCATCATCCGCCGAACCTGGCGCACCTGAAGAAGTAGGCAGGCCAAAGCCAAGACAGACCGTGGCTCCTGCTGGTAATGCATCCGGGTCTGCAACTAAACGCACGAAAACTGTTGTCACTACTAGCGAGCAAACGGTCGCAGAGTCTCTTGGGATTCCCAACGAGGCATATGCGCGCGAGAAGGCTCGTCTAGCTAGGGAAAGGGCTGCTAATGCCTAATGATGGAGAAGTGACCTTCGGGTTGGACGAGAACCAAGACGATAATCCTACGGCGCAACTCGCTGCTGGAGCGACTGAAGTTCTCACCCCCGCACCAACGCAGGATCCAGAGGAATCGGAACGAGCCTCTAGGGTATCGGAGACAAGGGATTCAGAGAAACGAGTGGCTTCCTGGAAGCCACCTCAACTCCTAGATGCCCCAACCCCAGAGATGGGATATCACCACAGGTGGATCCGGTATGAAGTCAACGGCACCGTTGATCACAAAAACCTTGCCGCGAGATTCAGGGAAGGCTACGAACCCGTTCCACAAGATGCCTATCCCGACTTTGAGTGTACCGTTCTTGACGGTACGCACGGAAAACACGCCGGTACCTTTACGACTGGCGGTTTGATTCTTTGTCGGATTCCGGTGGAAATCGTGAAGCAACGAGAAGCGTACTTCAACGCGAGAAGCGATGATGCCGATCGCGCAGTGGATAATGACCTCTTGAAGGCCAATGACCCAAGGATGCCTTTTGACAATTCGCAACGCCATTCGCAAGTGACGTTTGGCGGCGGCCGTCAATAGGGAACACTTATAACCTAACCTAAGGAAAAGAATATCATGGCGAATAAAGATAGACCTTTTGGACTCAAACCCGTCAGGACGCTTGGTGGCGTTTACACTGGCGCGGTGAACCCGTATCAGATCGCTGACAACTACAACTCAGCGAATAGCGGTATTTTCACTGGAGATACCGTTCAACCCCTGGCCACCGGATATATCCGGCTTGGCGAGGCAGCTCCGACTGTTGACACGCTTGGCGTGTTCATGGGGTGCAATTACGTTGACCCCGGCTCCGGCACTCCGACATGGAAGGCCTATTATCCTGACTCCACGAACATCACTGTTGGCATTATCGAGGCTTTGATTTGCGATGATCCGATGGTTGTGTTTGAGGTTCAGTGTGATGGGATCCTGACAATCGCGGATGTGTTCAGCAACGCCACCATCACGATTACCGATGGTGACACGAACAGCGGAACCTCTCGTTTCGAGCTTGATCATTCCGAGGTGGCTACTACCTCGACTGATCCTCTCAAAATCATCGGGCTTTCCACGGACGATGAAAATAGGGATCAGACTGTTGTCAATGGCAACGCCTATGTCGTGATTAATAACCACACATTGAAAAGCGTTGGTGTTGACGGCATCTAAGTCAACTGAAAAGAAAGGAATTTGAAACATGGCTATTAATAGAGCGCAACTGGCTAAAGAGCTTGAGCCTGGTCTTAATGTTCTCTTTGGTCTGGAGTACAACCGTTACGATCAGGAGCATGAGGAACTCTTCGACAAAGAGACATCCGTTCGTGCTTTTGAGGAAGAAGTCATGATGGTTGGTTTCGGCAACGCTCCTGTCAAGGCTGAGGGACAGGGAACCCAGTACGATGATGCCCGTGAGGCGTGGACTGCACGTTACACTCACGAAACCATCTCGCTGGCCTTTGCTCTCACCGAGGAAGCTGTCGAGGACAACCTCTACGACTCGATTTCCAAGCGTTATACCAAGGCCATGGCCAGGTCGATGGCGTACACGAAAAACGTCAAGGGCGCCGCGGTATTCAACCGCGCATTCAACGCCTCCTATCTGGGTGGAGATGGCCTCGAAATGATCTCCGCTCTTCATCCACTGACTGCTGGCGGAACGTGGGCCAACGAGCCGACTACTGCCGCAGACCTCAATGAAACCTCGCTTGAGAACGCCGTGATCGACATCTCGCTGTTCACGGACGAGCGCGGATTAACCACAGCCCTCAAGGCGCAGAAACTGGTTGTCCCGCCACAGCTTATGTTCGTGGTGGACAGGCTTTTGAATACCAACCTGCGCGTTGAGACTGCGAACAACGACCTGAACTCGATCAAGAACCAGAACGTGGTTCCTGGCGGCTTCGCGGTCAACCACTTCTTGACGGATACGGATGCTTGGTTCTTGAAGACCGATGCTCCGAACGCCATGAAGTGTTTCGAGCGCACCAAACTCAGCACGAAGATGGAAGGCGATTTCGACACCGGCAACATGCGATACAAGTGTCGTGAGCGTTATGTCTTCGGTTGGTCTGACCCTCGCGGGATCTACGGTTCTCCGGGCGCGTAAGTATCTGGGGCCGGGGGAAACCCCGGCCTCTTTCTTAGGGTAAGTTGGGGTTTGATTCCCCTTGGCGGCTTGGTGAAGAGGCCTTGACGTTCCTGAGATAGGAGAAATAGTAATGCCTCCAACAAATTATCCAAACGGTGTCACTAGCTTTGGAATCCTTCAACTTGGTGGTGGGTCTATTCCATCCACCACAGGTAACGTCCGTTTTGTTAGTTCGACTCGCGCAGGCGCATCGAATAGCAATAACGGTCAAGATCCCGATCACGCATGGTCTACGATGGTGTATGCGGCCGCCAGAATGAAAGCCAGTCAGGGTGACATGGTTATCGTTCTGCCGGGTCACGTTGAAACGGTGATCGCTGCCGCTGGCTTCGTTCATAGCGTGGCAGGCGTCACCTGGATTGGCCTTGGTTACGGTTCATTAAAGCCAAAGGTCAACTTCACCACGGCTGTCGGTGCTGACATGGACGTTGATGCCGCCAACACGGTGATGGTGAACTTCCAGTTTACTGGTGGATTCGATGCCCTTACCGGGCCTATCGACATCAACGCCGCTGGTTGTAAGTTGATCGACATTCTGACCAAGGATGTGACCGGGCAGGCAACTGACTTTATTGTGGCTGATGCCAACGCTGACGATCTCGTCATCTCTGGCTGGCGTCACGAAGGCGCGGCGGCTGCCGGCGCAGAGTCTGCGCTTCAGCTTGTCGGTGGTGATAACGCCACTATCGAGGATTTCTGGATTGATGGGAACTTCGGTACAGCGGCCATCGAGAATGTCACCACTGCTTCGGTCAATACCACGATTGGTGGTGGCCCAGGTCAGAACTACATTCGCACACGCAACGCCGCGGATGTGGCTGTCACGATGGTTGCGACTTCGACTGGTAATATCGGCCCGAACATCAACATTCGTGTGGCCGACAACGCAGCTAACGTCACTGAAGCTCTCGTGGGTGCTGATATGCAGTTCTTTCAGCCTCTTCCGATTTGTAACGCTGACGGCGAGGTTGGCCTCAACACCAACATCACCGCCACTGTTGACGAAGCTTAATCCTGAGGGGCGGCCTTCGGGTCGCCCCACCCAGGAAGGGGGGATTAAGGCATGACCGATACAGTAACTTCTCAAACGATTCAGGATGGCCCTAAAAAGGCTATCATGCATTTCACTAGCATCAGTGACGGAACTGGCGAGGGAACCGCCGTAAAAAAGGTGGACGTTTCCGCTCTTGCCCCACTCCAAGGTATCGGAGGCGAGCAAGTCTGTGATGAAGTTCGTGTCATGAAAATCATATTCGCCACTAGCGGTATGCCTGTTCGTATCCTTTGGAGTGCGACCACCAATGAACCCATGGTTACTCTTGGGGTTAATGGTGGTTCCGACTCTGGCGTACTCGATTATTCAGACATCGGCGGTCTAAAGAATCCTAAGGCCACCGGATGGGACGGCGACATTGACTTCTTGGTTTTGGCTGCCGCTGCGGATGCTGGTGATTCTTACTCCGTTACTTTGGTGATGGAAAAGAAATACGCCGGTTCATAAGGTAAAAGACAATGGCCACTAGCGGAACGAAAGTATTTACGTTCGATGCCGCGGAGGCAGTTGAAGAGGCTTACGAAAGATGCGGAAGAGAGTCCCGAGTTGGTTATGACTTAGAGAGCTCCATGAGGTCGATGAATCTCATGTTCTCTTCGTGGGCCAACAAGGGAATTAACCTCTGGACTGTCAAGCAGCGCGAGCTAACAACAGAAGCCACCACAAACGAATACATTCTCGAGAATGATATCGTTGACATCATTTCTGCGGTCATCGTTCGGTCAACCTCAGACCTGAGTATGGAGCGGATTAGCCGGGAAGAGTGGCAAACCATTCCCGTGAAGACCACCGCAGGCCGGCCCAGCCAGTGGTATCTTGATCGTCAGATAATTCCAAATTTGAAATTATATCCAACGCCAGAAAATTCAACTGACGTATTCAGGTACGACTGTCTGACCAGGATCGAGGATATCGTAAGCCCGAGGGATTCCGTTGCGATTCCATTCAGGTTTTATGATGCCTTTTGTGCTGACCTGGCGGCCAGACTTTCGTACAAGAAAGCCCCGGACAGGACTGCCGTTCTTGAGTCGAAGTCAACTGTGTCTTGGGACGAAGCGGCCGCAGAGGATAGAGATAGGGCCGCATTTCAAATTACAGCCGATACGGCTATTTATTACAGGGTATTCAGGTAATGGCTATCAAGGCATTTGCTACAGGAAAATTCGCTCGTGGTGTTTGCGACCGATGTGGCTTTTGGTATCCACTCAGCACTTTAAAAAAAGAGTGGAACGGCCTGATGGTCTGTTTGGAGGAATGTTATGAAGTCAAGCATCCACAACTTTTTCCGATCCACCTTACGACTGATCCAGAAGCTCTTAAAGACGCTCGCCCGGATCGCGTGGAACCTTACGAGATATATCTGGGCAGTATTGGTTCGGATCTTTTGCCACGTAAAAAGATTTACGGGTTTGGGATCATAGGCCGAGTGACGGTGACAACATCATGAATTATTTTGAGCTAAAACAGAGAATTCAAGACTACACCGAGAACACCGAATCCACTTTCGTGGCCGAGATAGATGATTTTATCCGAGCGACTGAGGAGCGAATTTTCGAACAACTTGAATTAAACCTGTTCAAGAAGACCGAGACATCCGCGCTCACTATCGGGAACAAGTTCCTGACGCTCCCAGAGAAGTATCTGAACTCCATTTTCCTTATGGTGACATTGGATGATGGAAGAGAGGTACCACTCAAGAAGAAACACGCAACATTTGTGGATGACTACACCAGAAATCCTACGGACGTTGGGAGCCGAGATGTTCCAAAATATTATGCTGATTACGATGCGGAGCTCTCTACTTCGACCTCAGTGGGAAGTACGATCCAAGTGGGGCCGGTTCCTGATAAGGCATACGCCTGTCGGCTTGGTTATTATTACCAACCTGCCTCGCTAACGGAAGTAACTACTTTCCGTTCCGTGACGCTTGGCGCAAGCCCACTTCTTACCGGATCGGCCGGATCCTCGACCATCACGGTGACTGATACGGCCCATGGAGCGAACGAGCAAACATTGGTTACGCTGGCGGCCGCCGAGGCAGTGGATGGCATTGCGGCCGCGGTCATCAATACGACCTTGCCGCATAATATTCAGAACGTGACCACCAACACGTACGACATTGTTGTGAAGTCAAATGATCCAGCCGTTCAGTCTGGCGCCACCACGGGTGCCACGGCCGGTGGCGGAAGCGCAGTCACCGCGAAATACACAAACGGCGGCACCTCATGGATTGGCGACAATGCAGAAACAGCCATCTTCTATGGGTGCATGTGCGAGGCGTATATATTTATGAAGGAAGATGCCGGGGAAAACACACTCCTCGACAAGATGGATGAGCGATTTGAAAAAGTAATGGCCAGGCTAAAGGTTCGGTACCAAGGCCGGGGTCGAATGGAAGAGCGGCGATATGACAACGCCAGAGTAGAGCCAGACTAAAGGAGTAAGACGATGGCTGGAACAATTACGAGTGCAATGTGTACTTCTTTCAAGGATGAGCTTCTTGGCGGCAGTCACGATCTGGACACCTCTGGTAACACGTTTAAGATCGCGCTGATTCTCCCTGAAGCCTCAATTCCGTCTGCTACGTTCGATGCGGCATCAACGAACTACTCAGACATCACCGGAGACTCGGCCGAGTCGAGCGGGACTGGCTATTCGGCCGGTGGATACACGCTATTGAGTCAGGTTGTAGCTAACTCTGGCACTACAGCGTATGTCGATTTCGCTGATGCGGCCTGGACGATCTCCACCACACTAAGCACGGGTGGAGCGATGATCTACAACACATCGCTGTCGAACGCAGCGGTGTGCATCATCGACTTTGGCGGCACCCAAACGGTGACTGGCGGAACGCTAACCATCGTATTTCCTACTGCAGATGCGAGCAACGCTATTATTCGTATCGCGTAGGGGGTGAGTCATGGCCGACCTCCAGATAGGTGGAACGGGTTGGAGTGCCGGGACATGGGGCAACAACACCTGGGGCAACTCGCAGAGTGATGACGTTGTTGCAGCGGTTGGAACGGTAAGTGTCGGATCTGTTGTAGTCGATATATCGGCCACAACAGCGGTAATTCCGGCAGTAGGGACGGCGGCAGTTGGTAGCACATCACATGATGTCGTAGCTACCACATCAATCGTTGGCGTGGAAGGAACTGGGGCAGTAGGAAGCGTCACGGTCAATATCGGGGCAACGACAGCGGTTGTCCCGGCAGTTGGAACGGCGGCGGTAGGAACGCCATCACCGGACGTTGGAAGTTTCAGTGTTCCGGGTTCCGAGGGAACGGGATCGATAGGAAGTGTTGAAGAGGAAGTAGATGCAACCACTTCGGTGGTACCGGCTATTGGAACTGGCGCGATAGGAACACCATCAGGCACTGGAAGTTTTAGTGTTCTGGGTGTTGAAGGGACAATGAGTGTTGGTTCCCTTCTGGTATTTGGCCCTGGGTGGGGCGATGTTTCAGAGCAGCCAGAAACTATTTGGTTAGATGAGGACGAAGGCGTTGCGAATGCCTGGACAGATGTTCCGGGCGCACAAACAGCAACATGGACTGGAGAATGAAATGAGCGAAAAAGAGGCTCCAAAGCCAGCGAGTATGGAAGGGTATAGCACTGACATTCAGGTTGGTAGCGTTCAAGTGGTCGTGACCGAGGAAGAAAAATCCACGAGCGGCCCACGCGCACCGGAAGAAAAGGAGTAAACTATGGCTTCCACGTACACACCAAACGGAATCGAAAAGCCAACTACCGGCGAACAATCAGGTGCGTGGGGCGATACGGCTAACACCGATTTCGAGTTAATCGAAGAAATGGCCAGTGGTGTAGCCACTATTGCGCTTGCTGATGCTGATGCCACCCTTACGATGACTGATGGCGCAAGTGCTGGCATTCGGCACAAGGTGGTTCTGTTTACCGGAACACTAACCACCACGAGAACGCTTACGGTTGCGGCCACGGATGCCCAGCAAATGTGGGTCATGAAGAATTCCACCGGTCAGTCTATTATTATTAAGCAAGGCTCCGGCGCCGCTACTGTCACGATTGCCAACGGCGATCTGGCCCTCGTGTATTGCGATGGGTCAGACGAAGTTCACCAGGTTATCCTGAACGCTGACTCTATCGGGACGGGCACCCTGAAACACGAGCAGGGCGGTCTTGAAATTGATGCATCCGCATTTAGTGGTCTTCTTAAAATAACTGGCGGAACATCGAGCGCAGTAGCCGCGCCGACTGGCGCGGTTGTCGGAACAACCGACACGCAAACACTGGCAGCCAAGACAATGACATCCCCTGTCCTTAATGGAACATTGAGCGGCACGGCATTCCTCGATCAAGATGACATGTCTTCAGATAGCGCAATCGCGGCGGCGAGCCAGCAGAGTGTTAAAGCGTATGTTGACGCTGCCGCCTCAATGCCGAAGGGACATATCTTTGGTGGCATTTTAGTTCCGGGTACAGACGCCGCGAACGACATTAACTCAACAGCTATCGAGTGCCGTGATGCCGCTGACACTACCGATATGACCCTCGCCGCATTCGTGAAACAGATTGATGCTAATTGGGCAACAGGCACAGGTAACGGCGGCTTTCCTTCTGGACTAACTCTCACTGACGAGACTTGGTATCACTTTTTCATTGTCTCCAAGACGGGTGACGCCACCTTTGATGCCGGATTCGATACGAGCCTAACTGCATCGAACCTACTTTCCGACACTGGCGGCACTCTTTATCGCCGGATTGGTTCTGTGTGGAGGCGCGTTTCGTCAAATGGGAATAAAGGTTTCACCATGTTTGCTGATGGTAAGGTTATGTACGATTACGGTGGAGAGGACGGACTCGACTTCGCAAACACCGCCCTTAGCACAAGCGCAAGAGAAACGGTAACTCTAACTTCGCCCGCAGGCATAAAACTAGAGGCGATAGTTCGTGCGACATTCCAGGCCCAAGGTGGCGCGGCGAACAAGGGAGTTCTTACCTCCCTGGAGATGGACGATATTACCGCTAGTGGCGCTGGCAACAATATGACAGATGCAGCCAATAATACGGCAAATTCACAGAGCGCGGCAAGGATTAATGTTTGGACTAACACTTCAAGCCAGATAGGGTTCAGGATGGACACGAACGCCTCGATGGACGGCTACGCTACGTGTATTGGGTATTATGACGATAGGGGGAGGAATTCCTAATGCTTAGAATTTTATTCACAAAATCAACAAAGAAGTGGAAAGGGCAGACTCGTGGCGATTTACCTTCCGACTTCGACCCTGCACTTCACGCAGTTCTTGAGGCCAGAAATCTCAATGGCGTGATTGAGTTCACGGGGAAGCGGCTTAACGACACAGAGGACGGATTGCGTGACGCTACCGCAACCGAGCTTCGCGCAGAAAATTACGCAGAAGATAGGCAAAAAGAGTACCCGACTCACGAAGAGTTCATGCATGCCTGGTTTGATGGCGGCCAAGACGCCCTTGATGTCCTGGCAACAAAAAGACAGGCGATAAAAGTTAAGTATCCAAAGAGCTAGGAAGGAATTGTCATGCCGGATATAGATTTTGGTATTTTTGTTGGGGTGGTAATGGCTATCGTGCCAGCTATCGGTGTTTGGGTGAAACTGAACATCACACTCACGAAGTTGTGCGCCGAACAAAAACATACCAAAGAGAGACTTGATGGCATGGGCAAGGCGAACAGGCAAGAGTTTAAGGATATCGAAGTCAGTCGAGCGGAGAGGGTATCCGATCTTAAGTCTTCGATCACCAGGAACGAAACAAGCATCGTGAAACTCTGGGAAGAGAGAGACAAGATGCACGATAAAATCACTAAGCTGGAGGCTAAACCATGAACAGGCTATCTGAGTTCCTCAACTCCGCTGTCGGCATGATGATCGCCATCCTTAGTGTCACGGCGATGATGATTGCGCTTTATTCTGCCCCCAAGGCTGTAGCGCAAGATGTAAAGAATCTACAGAAGGCTGTGATCGAATCGACCAAGACGCTCCGGTCTATCGCCAAAAAGGTAGATGCGAATCAGGCGGAAGCCGATCATAAGTGGGAACTCCATGCGGAGAGAGTGAAGGCCGCCAAACAGCAAAGGAAGATGGACGCCTTGATAGCCGAGGTCAACCGTCTGAAAAGCAAATGATACCTCCCAAGTATATAATGGTGTTCTTGCTTTTTCTTCTGGTCGCATCGTTGAGTTGGTCTGCATATGGTGTGCCATCAACAGAGAAGGTATATGTGGTCGCATCGGGCTACGCTACCTGTAAGGGCGTGTGGGTCGCCACATCTGACGAGGTTGTCCACTTCAGATGGCCGATCAAGGGATGTAAGAAAAAGCTCAGGGGCTTAATCACCAAGGACTTGCTTGAGCAAGGATTCTTTAAGAGAGGAACCCCATCATGATCAATCCAGTTCAGTTCAGGGAGCTAATTGTTCGGCCCACACTCCAGTCAATGGATGCGTGGAGCGAGGCCGCAGAAAATCTCCTGATGGGAACGGCCATGCAAGAGAGTCACCTGACGTACCTGAAACAACTTGGCGGTGGGCCTGCTCTTGGTGTCTACCAGATGGAGCCAGCGACATGTGGAGATATCTGGGATAACTACCTTCACCATAGAAGTGAACTCAGGTCTATTGTGAGTAAATTTCAAGCCACATGGAAGGGTGATGACAGCGAGCTTGTCTGGAACCTTACCTACGCCACGGCAATGTGCCGAGTGCATTACCTTCGCGTGAGCGAAGCTTTGCCAGATGCTTTGGATATTCTTGGCCTGGCATCGTACTGGAAGAGCTACTACAACACGCCGCTTGGCGCCGGAACGGTGAATGAGTTTATCGAAAACTACCAGAGGATGGCAGATCATGGATGAAATCCTGAGAGTTGTTGGAAAACTTGCCCCCGCGCTCGTAAAGAGCCTAATCCCCGGAGGCCCTCTTGTGTCTGCTGGCATTGACATGCTTGGCCAGGCTCTTGGAATTGCGGCCCCCAACGAAGACAAACTTCTGGCAAAGATTAAGAATTTAACGCCAGAGGATGTGGCCGCTATCAAAAAGGCCGAGTTTGACTTTAAGGCCAAGATGAAAGAGCTCGACATCAAAGAGATAGAAGTTCATGCGGGTGATCGAGACTCTGCAAGGAAGATGGGTATATCCCTGAAGGGATGGACACACCCTGTTCTGGCCACGGTAGTGGTCTTGGGGTTCTTTGTGATTATCGCCTACGTCCTTGGTGGATGGGCTAAATTAAATCCAACAAATGCGGTTCTAGTAGGAACGCTCGTTGGCTACGCATCAGCGAAGGCCGATCAGGTGATCTCGTATTACTTTGGATCTTCGGATTCATCGGCAAAGAAGAATGAACTTTTAGCAAAGAAGTAGGAGCGGAAATGGTTCTCAAAAAGCTCAACATAGCTCCAGGTATGAACCGAGAAGGTACCCAATATACCAGTAACGGAAAATGGTATGACGGTGACAAGGTGCGCTTTCGGAAGGGCCTGCCAGAGTCTATCGGTGGGTGGGAGAAATACACTGCAGAGACTTTCCAGGGAGTATGCCGATCTCTTTTTCATTGGCACACCCTTACTGGAGTTCGGTACATCACGGTTGGCACTAACCTGAAGTATTACATCCTGTCGGGAAACTCTTTCAAAGACATCACGCCAATCAGGAGTGGGCCGGATAACCTTGGAAACAATCCACTCGATACCACTAGCGGATCTGCTGTGGTGGTTGTGAATCATACCGCGCATGGCGCAACAAATAATGACTTTGTGACCCTTGCCGCTGCGGATGCCACGAACGGGATTCCGGCTGACGAGTTAAATGCAGAGCATCAGCTCACATACATTGATGCCAACTCATACAGCGTCACAGTAACCACCACAGCCTCTTCAACTGGGTCTGGCGGTGGCACAACCCCCATAACCGCTACGTACCAAATAAACACCGGTATTACTACTGGAATTGGAGGCCCTGGCTGGGGTGCTGGAACGTGGAGTCGAGGAACGTGGGGTAGCGCGGCCACCATTACAACATCGGACACGCTTAGGATCTGGCATCAGGATCATTGGGGTGAAGATCTAGTCTTCAATATCAAGGGTGGCCCACTTTACTTCTGGGACGCCTCTGGCGGTACTGGCGTAAGGGGTACTCTTTTGTCGGCAGAGTCTGGTGCGGATAACGTGCCCGTTCTTGCCCTTCAGGCACTCGTGTCCCAGATAGACAGACACCTTGTTACGTATGGGTGTAATGAGTTAGGCACATCGACAATGGATCCGCTTCTTATTAGATGGTCAGATCAGGAGAGTCTTTTTGATTTCGATCCAACGGCAGTGAATACATCCGGCAGTCAAAGGTTAAGTATCGGATCTAGTATCGTAGCTGCGCTAAATCTAGCGAAAGGCGAAACGCTCGTCTGGACGGATGAGGCCCTGTACTCACAGCAGTACATCGGGCCGCCATTTACATATGGATTCAACTTTATTGCCGGTGATATTGATATCGTCAGCACAAATGCTGCGGCTTTTGTGGGAAGCGTGAATGGCGGAAAAACCTACTGGATGAGCGGGAATAATTTTTATGTTTACGATGGAACGGTTCAGGCACTCAAGTGTGATCTTCTCGATTATGTTTTTGATGACATCAACAAAGGCGAATACGGACAGATATTTGTCGCGCCTAATGAGCATTTCAGTGAAATATCATGGCACTACTGTTCTGCCGACAGTTCAACGATTGACCGGTACGTTACATATAATTACGAAGAAGGCCTTTGGTATTTCGGCACCTTGGCCCGAACCGCCTGGATGGATTATAAGGATTCCGAAAATCCAATATCCACATCCGTGTCTGGCGGGATTCTATACAAACATGAGAGTGGTGTTGATGATGATGGTTCTGCGTTGAATTCTTACATCGAGTCTCCAGGCATCGAATTAGAGGATGGGGATAGCTTTATTTTCATGCATCGCCTGGTGCCAGACATTAAGTTCAGAGGAACAACTGGAGTCACCAAAACCGGAAACCTGATCACGAAAAAGAGAAGGTATCCACAAGACAGCCTTGATACCCACAAAACGCAAGCTATCACCGAGAGTACGAGGCAAATTTTCCCCAGAATGAGAACAAGAGAAGCTGTGATTAAATTCGAAAGCAATACGCTTGGTGTGGGATGGCGTTTGGGTCACATAAGGGCTGACATCAAGCCGGATGGGAAAAGGTAATGGGACATTCAAGCACCCATTCATCGTTAGGGAACGCCCGACCTGAATACAGCAAGAACGAAGAAGATCAGTTCAGAAGGACGCTGACTCTTGTTCTGAATGGCATAAACAGCCGGATGGACAATATTGAGGCCATTAAAACAAGGACTGGATCGGCCGCCAACTTTAGGCTCCAGTTCATGCTCAGGAGAAGCAAGTAATGTCTGACTCTTTTGAAGTGTTCGCACAGGCAGTCGGAACGGGAACTGAGTTCGATCTCTATGCCGTTCCGTCAGAGGCGCAGTTTGTCGTGAGCGGCATTTATGTAAGTGAAACGGCCGGCGGAACACCAACATATTCTGTATCGATCGCCAAGGCCGGATTGGCAGCAACGGATAAGCAGTATCTAGTGAAAGCAAAATCTCTGACAGCCAATCAACTGGTTGTCCTTGGCGAGGGAATTACGCTGGATGAAACTGATGTCATTAGGGTGGATGGCAATACAGCGGCGGTGACATTTCAGTTGTTTGGCGATAAGATAACCAAAGGAGGGTAGTGTCGTGAGTTTTTGGAAAGATTATGGCCGACAATATATAATTCCAGCGATCGCGGGTGGAGCAGCGCAACACTTCGTTCCTAAGGATGCTGGAGCTTGGGGGGATTATGCGGCTCCTGCGGCCGGACTTGCGGCTGGATATCTTGCCAAGAAAAAGGGAAGTAAATTCGGCGCAAGCGAGGCCATTAAGGCTGGCGCGAGCGGATACGGTGGTGGAGCTCTTTACCGAGGGGGAAAGAGCTTCTTCAGTCCCAAAGACCCCCCAAGTGGCTTGGCGGCACTCGAGAACGATCAAACAGCACTTCGGGCTGGGATGTTGCCGGGAGATCGATCTAAATTCGACCTTGGTAGGCTTAATAGCTCCATTAAGGGCGCCGGGGCCAACAAAGGTTCTGGTTCTATCATGAGCTTCATGAAAAGCAATCCGGGCGTTCCGCTTGGTATCGCTGCGTATGTCCTGAGCAAAGAAGAACTAGAAGGATCTTATGAAGGAGATCTCGACAAAGCGATAGCTCAAGGGGAAGGTATTAAGGGTCGCCAACCAGAAGATTACGCCACCTATAAGCAGGCCGAGCGCCTCTGGAAAGCAGGCGATCCGAACATGCGAGCCAAGTACAAGGAACTGGCAGACCTTCGTGTTTGGTATGGGTTTGGCGAAAAGGAACTTCAGGACAGGGATCTTGTTGGCTACGCGAAAGTGGCCGATGGTGGATATATCGGAAAATATGCCGATGGCGGATATATCGAGGGATATGCTGATGGTGGGGATGTCGGGCTGGGTTCGGTAGGTCAGACAATGACGCCACGGTCTGTTGGTCAAGCAGTAGAGCCTGGTGGCGGAAATCCATCGGAAGATATCGATGGGCAGATTGCCATGTGGATCCAGATGAATGGTGGCGTTCCCACTGAAGAGGCTATCATCGCCAAGAAAAGAGAATGGGGCATCAAGTTGCCAAAGGATCAGGCCAGGCGACATGAGATGCACACGCGAGCGATCAAAGAGAATATGCCAATGGAAGATCCAGAAGGCTATGCTGGTGGCGGCTACGCTCATGGCGGATCGCCGCTTCCAAAGCAGGATGACATTCCCGCCATGTTGAGTGAGGGGGAATTTGTTTTCACAAAAGATGCGGTGGACGGCGCAGGTGGGCCTCAACCCCTATACGAAATGATGCATCAACTTGAGGGGAGGGCTTAGTCATGGCTCAGGGTTTCCCAGAAACAGTTCAACAATCAGTTCAGTTTTTAGATCCGTTCACCAAAGAGCAGACCATTAAGTTGATGGAAGAAGCGCGTGGTGTTGCGGCTAACCGAGTTGATATTCCAACTCAGCAGGTAGCTGGATTTAATCCCGATCAAGAACGCGCATTCGGTCTGGCAAATAGCGGTGTTGGTTCTTACCAACCATATCTCAACCAGGCTAGTGGTCTTTATGACGATGCGGCCGGACAGTACGCCGGGCAGACTGGCGCGATTGGTGAAGGGCTGGATCTCACTCGCCGTGGGGTGGATCCAACCAATCAGGGATTGGCAGCCATTGAAGGAATGAAAACTGGCAGTCAGGCTTACCAGAACCCCTACACGCAAGATGTCATCGATACATCGCTTGCGGAGATCAACCGTCAGTCAGATATCGATCAGCAAGGCATCGCCGCGGCGGGTATTCAGGCTGGCGCGTTCGGTGGTTCAAGGTTTGGTATTGCCGAGGCCGAGCATCTTCGTAACACGGCCGACAAGCGCAATCAGGTTGTCGCTCAGTTGAATAACGCGAATTATAATCAGGCGCAAAATACGGCCCTGCAGGCATCTCAGGGGTACAACCAGTCCGGACAGCAATACGGAAAGATTGGTGGCCAGATGGCCTCGATTGGCAGTGGCTACGGAAACGTAGCGCAGGGACAAGGAAACCTCGCGCAGGGCCTTGGTTCTCTGGGTCAGATGGGCACCTCCTTGAACACGCAGGATGTGAACACCCTTTCTGCTACGGGTGGAGTGCAAAGAGCGGCCGAGCAGGCCGGCCTAGACGCTTCGTATCAGTCTTCCTTGCAGAAGGCCTACGAGCCGTATCAGCGCACGAGCTTTGTTTCGGATATTCTCAGGGGAACGCCATCCGGTGGCCAGACGTTATCGGTTTCCGCTGCGCCTCTCCCGAATCCATTCTCTCAGGCTTTGGGTACCGGATTAGCGACAGCCGGTTTATTCGCGCCAAAGAAGGCGGCTTAATCATGCCAAAAATGGTAACGACTGTTACGTGTGAAATTGATGGAGTGCCGGTACCGGGAACGCCGTACCGGAGAGAAGTGTCTATCGATGAGTCTCAGGTTTTCTCCTACGAGGAAGCTGACGATGGAGATGGCACTACCTTCTCTGTTATTCCGATGGCGCAACTTGCCACAATCAAAAACATGCTGGTGAAGCCGAGTCAGGCGGTAACGATTCGCCTGGATGGTCAGACGGATGCCGGGATTGTTCTGGCGGCCGGCGGCCTACTTCTAATCGTTGATGGCACCATTGATGCCGGGGCAGGCTCAAGTAATGCCAGTTTGAATAATAATTCTGGCTCTACGGCTTTGGTTAAAGGGGGCGGTGGTGGAACTTGAGAAGTGGGTAGATACGCCTGATGGATGTTATGCTGTCTCTAATACGGGCAAGGTAAAACGCATAAAACCCGGAATGAGGGCTACTGTCGGGAAGGTATTGAAACCACAGTGTGATGGTAGGTATTATCATGTGCGTCTTGGTCTTGGTAAATTAGGCATTAAGATTCGGATGGTACATTCCCTTGTCGCAGAGGCGTTTTTAGGCCCTCGTCCAAAAGGATTTAATGTTAACCATAAGGACACTAATAAATTAAATAACAATATTAGTAATCTTGAATATGTAACACAAAAGGAAAATGCACAGCATGCCGCATCTAACGAATTGTATCGCCGTGGATCAAGTAATCATATGTCAAAATTGACGGAGAAAAATGTCATTGAAATAAGACGCAGGATTTCTGGTAGTGAATCAAATCGATCAATATCGAAAGATTTTGACGTAAGTGCAACCGCTATATATCACATCAAGAATGGCACCAACTGGAAATACCTCGAAACTGAGTTGGAGGGTTCGTAATGGCAGGATTAGCCTCTTTGCAGGCCATTAAAAACAGTATGAGCGAGCCAGAGGCCGAAACAGGCTTCCAAATGCCATCCAGAGCCGAATTAATGGCCATGGGGGCCTCTTTGATGAAAGGGGGGCGTAATCCCTCAAATACCACCTCTGGCACCTTCAGGGACATCGGAGCGGCCCTTGAGGCCGGAAATGCGGCCGGTATGAAGGAAGCCGCCACGAATGCCGCAGCTCGAGAATCTCGCCTTAAACGCCAGTCGGCTGACGCAAGGGCTGTTTACTCCGCAAATGCAAGATTAGCAGGTGAATTTAGAACTCTTGCAAAAGAAAAACGTACAGAAAAAAGGAAATTAAGGAAAGGTATCGCCGACACTGCGGATATTGTGGCGAATAATGCCCTAGAAGAAACCGATTACGTGAACGGGTCTGTGGGTAAAGAAACATCATTATCTGAATTAGAGGAAATTTACCGGACTGCTAAGTTGGGAGAGGCAGCTACAAAAGAAAGAGAAGAAAAGAAGAAGACAGAGAGAGAAGCGGCTGATAAGGAAAGGACTATCTATAATTCTCAGGCAAGGTCAATTATGACTGACGGGAATTCTGTTCACCAAAAAAAGTTTAAAGCACTCAGGAAAGAGTATGGCGCAGGTAAAATTCCACAAGCCCCATTAAACGATCTTCTTGGGGAGGTTTCATTACATAAAGAGCATAAGGCAAATGTTAAAGAGGCCAAAAAAATCGTCCTCAAGTCGGGCGACAAAGCTCTACATAAGAAATGGAAAGATATTGTGAAGTTTTCAGGAGGCATCGATAAAATTACTCCAAGTGTCCTTGAGGAGATAGAGGATGCTATCGCTGAATCTTCTGTGAGAAAAGAAGAAGCGGAAATGCGTGGCGAGAACGAACTTGGCAATAAACTCCTTAGGCAAATCGAATATCGATCCAAGAAACTCATAAATCAAGGCAAAGACCCAAATAAAAATGAGAAGATAAAGGGGTTGATGGCCCAGTTGAAGCGGCGCCGTTATGGCGAGGAGGCCAAAAACTACTGGGCACAGGTTGATATGAACACCGGAGTCGCCATGATGGGCACTGGTACGCCACCTCCGACAAGAGGAACACAGACAGACTTTGCTGTCATAGAAAGAACCGGGACACAGTTAATTAATCAGATATCGAAATCAATAAATGAATTGACACAAATGGACGTTGGCTTCAGGGGAAATATATACGAAGGCCTCACAAAGTATGCCGGTCAGTGGACTAGCGCACTTGCGTGGCCCGGTGTTGTCAAGAGAAGAACTGAACTTCGTCAAATTGCAAATCGCGGATTGAGGTTCATGCAAACTGAACTCAAGAATAGATTGAAGGAAAGTGATACCAGGAGAATGCTTCCGATGTTCGCTGGACTTGGGGTTGGTGAAAGTATTCCCTCAGCCGTGGCAAAGATGAAAGCATTGCTTCCATTCATCAAGGATACGATCCGTGGAGGCGCACAACAGCTTGGCCGGAAACCGTATATCGACTGGACGGCTCCTGAAATACATATAGCCGTATTGAACAAAGGATTGAATTACGAGCTTGGTAAGTCATTGATGAATTCTCTTTATCCAAACATGACTACAGAGGAATTCACTAATCAACTTAACGCGCACACAGCCAAGGGTGAAAAATAATGGCAGATTTTGACACTCTTTTAGGTATTACATCGAAGGTCACGGGACAGAAGCCACCATCTCGCGCGCAAGAAATGAATCGCATGGATCTTGGCCCCAAGCAAAGCGATTATTGGAAGCATAAGGAAAGAAAAGAACTCAAAGCGTACGAGGCGGCAAATCCTGGTGTGAATTTAACAAAAGGAGCCTCGTACGCACAAAGGGCCGAGGTTGGACTTCATCCAACCGAAAAAGACGCCATTATGCAAAAAATATTCGGGAACGACTCTGAAGGTAGGCCGAATTGGAGAAAGAATTCAACTGGCGATTATATTTTCAAGGCTCCCAACGGAGAGGAAATACTTTTCGATGAAAGAGGGCTTCAGTGGAAAGATCTCGCTGATTTTACCGGTTCTGCCATAGAGACTGCTGGAGCCATTGGGGTTGGAATCGCCGCGGCAATTTTCGCACCTGCCACCGTAACAGCAGCGGCAGCGGCTCTCACATGGAGCGGGATTGTCGGGCTGTCTATTCTGACCGCTTTTGGTGGTCAGGCAGCCGCTGGTTCTGTTGAGGTTGCCGCCAAATACGCAAGAGATGTGCCTATCGATCTCGAGAAGACAGCGATCAGAAGAGCTTGGGGTACCGCATGGGACGCAGCCCTTGGGACATTTTTTGGTGGGTTATTTAAGGTATTTAGGGGTGGAGCGCAAACTATCGTTTCTCCGCTTGCCGGAGATGCGAACGCCCCGGCAAATATTGCCATAAGAGATGCCGCAAAGAGAGTCGGCGAAATTCCGTACGCAGGCATTGGCCCGAGAGCCAATTCAAAGATCGAATTAACGCCTGGACAGCAGTTAGGTTCACCAATACTTCTTCGGCAGGAGTCGGCTGGCGCAAAGGTTCCAGGCCCTAGTGGCGATATGGCTAAAATCATGGAGGCGCAAGAGACTGCGCTCAATAATGCGCAAGGGAATGTCTCTGGACGGCAGGTGTCAGCCATGGAAGTTGGGGAAGATATCCTCAACCAAGTAGATGGTGCTGTGAAAGCATCACAAGCACAAGCAACTGCCGCAAGAGGCGAAACAGAAAAAGCCGTTCACGAGGGAGTGGAGTCTGTCAGGGAAGGCATGGTCACCCCCCGCAAATCTTTTGATCCAGAAGAGGCCACGCTTCTTCCATCTACCACTGCCGTTCCAATTATTGAAGGAGCGGAGGCTGCTGGTAATGTGGGTGTGAAAGCCGTCTTGGCGAAAAGGGATTGGTTTAAGAATACCGCTGAAAAATACTATAATCAGGTTAGATCCCTTATCAAAACTGAAGTACCAGAAGGCGGGAGTTTCATCCCAACGTCAAACACCAAGGGTGAGGCAAGGAACATAATAAAAGACCTGATGAAGGAAAAGGATGTTGTTGAGGATATTCCGACTGGCATTCTTGACCAATTCGGTAGGCCCATTACAACTCAGCAGGTCACGCCAGGAAAACCCTCATCTGCTTACATGCCGCCTGAAGTTAGGCGATTTCTACAGGGACATGAAAAACTGGGTGAAACGCAAACTTTCGAGGCGATTATTTCAGCTCGAAAAATCGTTTACGATGCTATCCAAAAAGGCGAGGGCCTGCCTGGTATCAGCACGAGATATTTAAAAAAAATAGGTGAAGCTCTCACAAAAGATCTGGACGCTGGTATCGCCCTTGCTCCGGGTGGCAAGAAAGGTTTGTTGGGTTCAGCACTGGATGATGCGTCTTCGTTTTACAAGGAAAACGCAGGTCAATTCCAGACACCTGAAATCGCAGGGTTCTTTAGGGAGGCATCTCAGGCAGGTCAAATTGATGCTCTTGGACTTATCGAGAAACTGTCGAATGGTAGGGGAAGCGTAAAGCTGGCCCGGCAATTAAGAACCATGTTAAAGCCGGATGAATGGGGCCAAATCAGAAGAGGGATTTTTGACGATATGCTCGAAAAGGCCCAAAACAATATGGCCTACGATGCTTTCGATCCGAAGACTTTATATAGGATGGTCAGGGGGTTGGGGCCTGAAATGCGCAAGATAGTATTTGGCGATGATGGAAAGCAAATTCTGAAATTAACCAAGGCATTAGAAGCGAAACATGGAAACCTTCCCCTTAGCGTTGTCAGGGATTACCCGAACAATCTTGTAGGTGGACTAAAGAAAGCGGCTCAAATAGAAGCGAAAGAAAGAGAATTATTTCAAAATGTAATTCTCAAGAAGTTTGTTAAAGGTGAGACTGGAGAGTCTTCCATACAGCCAGATGCGTTCGTCAGGCACATGATGGAGAGCGGGAACCCAGCGCAGATACGAGAAGTGATGGAGTTATTTTCCCCAGAATTACGCAGTGCGATTCAGGATAAGGCCGTCCAGACGATTCTTCAGGATTCCTATCGAAAACCAACCGCAATGGAAGTGGCTAAAGCGTTAAGCGAAGGAAAGCCAGCCACCATGGCACAGGGAGATAAGTTTCTAGAGCTACTCCAAACTGGATACGGTAAAGATTTCGCTAGTTCCGAGGTAAGGTTAAATGCCATCATAGGCCCGGAAAGAATAAGCCAATTAAAAGATATTGCAATCGTTTCAGCGTCAAGGCAAAGGGCAGACCAAGCCGCTGGTGCGGCTGGTGGCCTTCAAGCCGGAATGGTGATCCATCAATTAATGAGCGGCGAATTAATAAAAGGGCTTTCGACTGTTGGTAAAATGAAGGTCGTCAACCTTTTAATGCAAGTAGGTTGGGGAAAGAAATGGCTTATGGGTGGAGTGACTGTTCCGCCTTGGCGGGGGGTGGGTAGATCGACTATCCACGCAGGCCCAATTCTTGACAAAATAAAAACAGAGTTAGCAAACGAGCCGGATGCATTGAACCAGCTTTTGGAAAAAATCGGGTTAGATCCAACTGTTACGGAACAAGGCCAGACAGGCGCAGATTTTAATTCTTTACAGGAAATCACCAAAGAGTCAGCGAGAAGAGCAGGTGCAGGAGAAGCTCCTGTTGGCGTTGAACCTGGTGGCGATCCTATCGCAGACCCAACGCCACCACAGGCGGCACCGCAGGCCGCACCGCCGCAGGCCGCACCACAGGCGGCGCCGCAGGTCGAGAAGGAAATCGATTTAGGTATAGCGGGAAGAAACACCAGAACGCAGAAAATTTTCGAGCGCATTAAAGCATCTGCTGGTGGAAATTATTAATTATCAGTAGGCTTAAACCCATCCGGCATGCGCGGAAACATTTGTCTGAACAATTTATCTTCATCGGATGAGTTCTCGAGAATCATGGCGGCAACGGAATTCAAACCGTAGGCCAACTCTCTCACTGAAATCGCCGCCTTGAATTGCCTGGTCAGGCAAATCAGGATCGTTCCGAAAATTTCTTCCGGCTTTGACACTTCCAGTTCATCGCGTACACTTTCTGCCAGTTCATTTATCTTCTCAGATGTCATATGGAGAACTTCTTTTCTATCCATTTGGAGCCTCTCTCTCATGGTACGAAGGTTTCACAGTAAATTCCGTGCGAAGAAAACGGTCACTGACGGTATCACTTTCGATTCCCAAAAGGAAGCGATTCGTTACCTTCAACTAAAAGAGGATCTTAATAAGGGCAAAATAACCGAATTAAGATTGCAGGTTAAATTTGATTGCATCGTCAATGACGCGAAGATTTGTTACTACCTGGCAGACTTCGTTTACGTTGATTCTAAAGGGAAAACCATCGTTGAGGATGTGAAATCTGATTATACTGCAAAAAATCCAGTCTACAGGTTGAAGAAAAAACTTGTCGAGGCACTATATGATGTGTTTATAACTGAAGTAAAATAGGTTGACTGTCCTGTTATTTGAGTGTACGTTTAATGTCACTTGAATTTACATTTAGTTCCATGGACTTACTAAAGGAGGAAACATCATGAATCGCCGGGTAATTCCGGCAGCGCAGTAAATTCTAATTTCCCAAATGCACGGCAAAACGAGAAGCGCGGCGAGGCCAAGCTGATCAAAATTTACGCCCTGCGAGGAGTAGAAACATGGCAAAGACGAAGCTTCAGACTTCCATGGAAGAACTGGAAGAAATACTGAAGACACTAGGGCCGGACGAGGATTACAATCCAGCATTCGGCAAAGAAGTAATGGAACTGGCCGAGGCAACAATCAAGCTGGGCCAATCTGCAAAGAAAAGAGTTCAATCCCTTCTAGCAAAACATCACCACGCAACAACCAAACATCTCTTTGCCCTTGAAGGCAAGGACACCGGAACGGTGAGTCAGCACTTCGGGCCACTTCACACCCTCAAAATAAACATCAAAAAGAAGGTGGAGTGGGATCAGGGGCATCTCGAAAACCTGCAAAAGATCGATCCAGAAGCCGCACCTTACATCAACGCGAAATTCAGCATCAAGGAAACCGAGTACGACAAGGCCGCGCCCATGGTGAAGGATAAACTGGATGGCGGCCGTACGGTCACAGCGTCCGAGCCTACCTTCTCAATAGAGGAGCGATAAGCTATGGACATGGTGACCAAGACGGAAAGAAAAAAGGAGAAGCGAGGGCAAAAGATTGCCCTTGTTGGCTCTCATGGGATTGGGAAAACAACTCAACTCTTTTCTCTTCCGCCCAAAAGTACGCTTTTTGTCGATCTTGAAGCTGGCGATCTGGCGGTGGATGAATGGGAAGGCACTACGGTTCGGCCTAAAACGTGGGAAGAATGCACGGATTTGGCTGTAATGATTGGTGGCGTCAACCCGGCACTGGCCAAGATTAAAACGCAGTACAGCGGAGTGCATTTCGAGCATTGCAAAAAGAAATACAAAGCCCTCTACGAGAAGATTGAGGGAGGGTTATTTGAATACCTGTTCGTTGACAGCCTGACACACACGGGCCGTCTTTCTTTTCAGGAAACCTCTAACACGGCTGAAGGCATGAAGGATGGTCGAAAGGCCTACGGAACGCACGGCCAAAATATGATGAAATGGCTTACCCAGCTTCAGCAAGCCAGGCACATGCATGTCATCTTTTTGTCGATCTTGAACAAGCGAACTGATGACAATGGCTTCCAGAGTTACAACCTCCAGATCGAGGGTTCAAAAACCGGAGATGAACTTCCGGGCATCGTGGATGAATTGATCACGATGACACTCATGGACGAATTCACCCCGAATCCTTATCGCGCATTTGTTTGCCGGAAAATAAACCCTTGGGGTTTACCGGCAAAAGATAGGGCAGGAAAACTGGAGGTGGTTGAGAAGCCGGATTTAGGTGCCCTCATCAAGAAGCTACAAGCGCCAAGATCAGCCGATCTCTTTAAGTCTTTAAACTTTGACCTTCCCGCACCGGCAGAGATTGCCGAATCGGAAGAGTCTACCCCCCCTGAAAAGGAGCAGGTATCATGAGTCCATTAGATTTTGGTGGTGAAGATTATGCAGGTTCTGGTGAGCATGAAGTTATTCCAAAAGACACGGTACTTACTCTCAGGCTCGAAATTGAGAGAGATGCCGCGAACGCAAATCCTGCTAGTAATTTGTTTTTCCCTTCCTCTCAGCCGAACTCCAACGTGTATTTCATGAAATGGAAGTTCGTTGTTGTGAACGGGGATCACAAAGATTCTTGGTTCAGAAATAACCAGACCGTCCAGGGTGGAACCCAGAACGGCAAAGGTCAATCGAAAGGCGCAGTTGTTACTGGCCGCCTGACAAGGCAGATTATCGAATCTGCGCGTGGCATTCGCTCTGATGCGAACGATCAAAACAGCGCAGCGGCTCGCATCCTTCAAAACGACTGGGCGGATTTGGATGGCATCGTTTTCCTTGGAAAGGTTGGCGTGGAAGATGCCAGCGGTGGCTATGGGGCCAAAAACAAACTCGTAGCTGGCATCCCGCCCGATCACAAAGACTGGTTTGACTGGCACAACGGGCCACCACAGGCCGCGCCTCCGGGCGCTCCTGCCACACAAGCCCCAGCGATTGGAACTGCCGCCGCACCTCCGGGCGCCGCTCCAGCGAATGCGGCTGGTGGTATGGGCTTCACGCCGCCACCTGCGGCTCCGGCCGGCGCACCTGCGGGTGCCCCGGATGGCACCCGCCCTGACTGGGCTGGGTAAACTTTAATCGTGTCATGATTGCTGGGCGTATCCGCGGCTCTGTTTCTATATAAAGGCAATCATGACCGCACGGCCAGCCCGGAGCATAAGGGATCGGCTTCCTTTTGCGATACTGTAAAAAACGGCTTTCACGCTCCGGGCTGGCCCCACTGGGGTCAGTATGATTTTACGTCAATACCAAGAAGACTGCGTTAAGGAAGCACTGAAGGCGATCGCTAAATTCTTCGATACGCTAATCATCGCACCCACGGGTGCTGGCAAGACCATAATTTTATCCGAAATCATAAGACGCTTAATAGGTGACAACGAAGACACGCTCTTCTCGTCAGGGATAGCCGTAGTTCTTCAGCATCGATTAAACCTCGTGAAGCAAAACTCCGAGAAATTCTTGCGCGTGGCGCCGGATTTCCTGTTGAATACCGGAACCCTGACAGGTAACGAGAAGAATGTTAATGGGCAGGTGATATTCGCTACAGTCCAGACACTCTCAGGTGATGGCAACTTCGAACTCATCCCAGTCATTGACTATCTTATTATAGATGAGGCGCACCACGCCGCCGCAGATACATACACGGAAACCATCGAGCATTACCGGGAAGTTAATCCCAACCTGAAAGTGATTGGCCTCACGGCCACGGCAGATAGGGCTGACGGCAAAGGCCTTGGCGATGTGTTCACGAACGTGGCCTACAAGATTGAAACCGATTTCTTGATCGAGATGGGCTACCTCGTGCCGCCCGATAGCTACGTGGTTAGCATGGGCCTCGACAAGGAAATAGATGGATTGCGCGATGAGAGGATGTCCGAGAAAGCGCGGAACGAGAAGCTGGCCGGCATTTATGAGCCTATGCGGTACCGCATCGCCGAGGAGTGGGAGCGCATGGCCTCCAAGAGGCACACCATCTGCTTCTGCACCACCATTGAAGAGGCGGTGGATATGTCTGACCTCTTTAATGAGAGAGGTCACAAGGCGCACTTCATCCACTCGCACCTGCCAGACAAGGTGAATGCGGCCATCACCGATCAGTTTGAGAGGGGTGAGCATCAGGTTTTATTTAATGTAGGGATCCTCACTGAAGGGTTCGACTGCCCCACCGTCAACTGTGTGATGCTCATGCGCTCCTGTTCGGCCAAGTCCACGATGATCCAGATGATCGGCCGAGGCCTTCGGCCTATCGTGGAAGAGAAAGACATGTGGATGGACAAGGTTGATTGCATGGTGCTGGATTTCGGCGACAGCATCAAAACACATGGCACCCTCCGGTCAGATGTGAACCTCGAAAAGATCAAGGCGCTGCGCGGAGAGGGCGAGAGCGCAGTATATGTTCGGTGCCCTGAGTGCGAGAAGATCGTCATCGTCCATGATAATGACGAATATTGCCCTAGCTGTGGTGCCCATATTTTCGAGGCCATAGAGGAGGCCAGCAAGAAGGATATGCGCGGGGATGCCGAAACTGGAAAGGTGAGGATAAAGAATTTCGAGATGGTGGCCGTCAACCTGACAAGCAACTCGCCATTCAGGTGGGTAGAGGTCACAAAACTTATGTCTGGATGCCCGATAACCACGATGGTGGCAAATGGATTTGAGCATATGGTAGCCATCGGCGAGATATCCAAAGACCTCTGGATGGCCATCGGGATCCCGCAAAAGCAAAAGGAAGCGCAAATTCTGGGAGTGGGTAAACAGGCAGTAGCCTTTGCTCATTGCAATAATTACATGTCTACCCACGAGGATGATACCTCATCGAAAAAGTCGGCCCACTGGCATCACAAGCCACCATCTAATAAGCAATTTGAGATGCTCAAGAAAATGCAGTGGAACCCGGAGGCCGGGGATGGGAACCCTGAAAGCTCATACGAAGCGTCATGCATGATCTCGTTTACAAAAGGATACCGGAAATTCGGTACCGTCATAGAAAGTGAAATGGAGAGGAGAGGAAATGGACAAAGAAACGAAGTCAACGCTTAAAAAGATTCAATCCAGACTGAATAAGGGGGATAGCGTTACGGCTGCCGCCTCGTCAGTGGGCTGGCGGCGACAAAGAGCTCACGCACATGTGGCCAGAGGGAATCTATCTCTTGGTGGTGATGTGACATCCAAGATGGATGTGAAAGCACCGGAGATTTACCACAAATTCGGCAAGGTGATTGCGCACAAAATTCGGGGTGGCAAGTACGGGTCAACGCTACAGGAGGTTTCTACGCACATGACCAGTCTTATTGCCTCGATAGATGACAGTAAAGCTTACAACGTAGTAATCACGAGGCTGGCCGCCTGGATGCTGGAAAACTGCAAACCCTCGCCCCTGGACGCAATGTTTATTCGGTATTGCTCCTTAAAGAACATCACCCTCCTCAGGAAGGTGTGTGTGGCGAGGTATAATCGTGGCCAATTCTAAGATGGTAGATAAGTGGGAATTCAATAAGGGAGAGGAAACGGTCTACACCTCCGCTCTCGACATCTTTGGTGAAAAGGAAAACCACGCGCTGGGCGCCTGTCTTCCTGCTATGGGAAAACTGATGGGTGAATTCGGTTGGGGTTTGAGGTTGTCTGACCTCACGGAAGATAAAATCAAAAGGCTTATCATTACCACTATTCTTGAATTCGAAAAGAATATGAAGCTGGAGCAAATTCCAGATGGAGACAACCCCCTGTTTTTTGATATCAAGGTAAGCACCCCAATCCCTGACGGCGATGCTGAGAAGGCGCAACAGGCGATCAATAAGGCTAAGGACAATGTTATTCCACCGCCAAACGTATTTGGTGGTGGCCTCATCCCAGACGGCACTAGCCTTGCGCCCATGCCGGATCCGCCGCGCACGGGGCCAGTAACAGATGCCGATATGCCGTGGCCCAACCCAACAGATCCGGCGATTCCAGGCCCTATTGATGATTCGGATATTCCCTTCTGAGGTGGCTATGAAAACTTGTTTTGTGTGTGAAAAGACCTTGCCTCTGACTGAATTCTATAAACATCCTACGATGGCGGATGGGCGTTTAGGTAAGTGCGGGAAATGCACAAGGGAATATATGCGGCTGTACCGACTTGAAAATATTAAAAGATTCAAGGCAAGAGATAGAGCAAGAAACAAACTTCCACACAGAATAGAAAAGTCACGACAATACGTTCAAACCGTTAATGGAAGGAACTCAAAAAGAAAGGCTAACAATAAATGGAAAGAAAATAACCCAGAGAAAAGACAAGCCAATGCCATCGTAGGGAATGCGGTTAGAGATGGCCGTTTAATCAAGACTTCATGTGTGGAATGCGATTCTACTGTAAGCGCGCATGGTCACCACGAAGATTACAATAAACCACTGGTTGTTATTTGGCTTTGCCCAAAATGCCATAGCAAAAGACATAAGGAGAAGACATGCCAGTCCCGATTATGAACAACAATAATGTTCCTATCCTCAAGGCCATCGAGAAGGGGCAGCTCAGGAAATTCAAGAAGCAAAAGCCAAGAGATTACATTGGCGGCTCCGGCCTTGGTGACGAGTGCGAGAGGAAGATTCAATACAACCTCTTGGCCCCCAAGGCGAAGGCAATCCCAGAAATGCGGATGGTTCGTATCTGGGGCCTTGGCGACAAGGTAGAGGATTACATTGAAGAGCTCCTGTGCGATGCCGGGTTCAATATTCACACTGTTCAACCAGGCGGGAAGCAGTATGGTTTCGAGATGGGCGGCGGCCGTGTGCAAGGCCATGTGGATGGCATTGTGGATGCCGGGCCGAAGATCATGGCATACCCGGCCCTTTTTGAGGCCAAGTCTATCAAGCATTCAAACTTCAAGAAATTTGTTGATACTGGCGTAGCTACGGCCAACCCAACGTACTACGCGCAACTTCAGTTTTACCAGAAATGTATGAAGTTGCTTAACCCGGCACTGTTCGTGATGATGAACAAGGACAACTCCGAACTCTATATTGAACTGGTCGAGCATCACCCAGCCTTCGCCGACTCGCTCGTTGCCAAGGCATCCAGAATCCTGGAGGCAACCGATGCTGGCCAGGTGATACCTCGTGGATATACCGACAAAAATAACTTCCACTGCAAATATTGCGACTTCAATGCAATCTGCTGGAAAAAGGAAGAAGAGGCGGGTACACCGGAATGGGCTTGAACTTTAATCCCTTTGACGAGGAGCGAAAAGAGGTCAACCCGCACCGAATAGCAGATTTAAAAGCAAACCTGAACAGAAGTGCGCTTGAGTTCTTGCAATGGCTCTTTCCTGAGGGAAAGCTAAAGGGACATGAGTTTCAAGTTGGCACCGTTGAGGGCGGTGACGGCAAATCTGCGAGTTTTAATATCACGCCCGGCAAGGAGGGTGTTGGTGGTGATTTCGCTACAGGAGACTTCACTGGCGACCTGATTGATGTCTACTGTAAGGCTACGGGAAAAAGTTTCAAGGAGGCGCTCCCAGAGCTTGAAGGATGGGCTGGAGTGCCTACGATAAAAGAGGCAGTTGATAATCCCACTATCATCACTTCATCTCTCATTCCGGCCGGGGTGGATCTCAGTCAGGTTCCGACATCGGAAGTAACGCTTTATAATTATCAAGACTACGATCTAAATACCATTCTCACCATCAAGAAGGTGGCCCACTCAAACGGGAAAAAGGAATTCTACCCTGAGTTCCCTGACGGTTCGCAAACAATTCCAGAAGGTTACCTTCGGCCGCTTTATAACCTGCCAGGCATCAATGGTGCCGACACCGTTGTCATCGTGGAGGGAGAAAAGTGCGTTGATTACCTCATGTCACTCAACCTGATTCCCACCACGAGCATTGGCGGGGCCGCCGTTCCGCCCGAGAAGACTGATTGGTCACCTCTTGAAGGAAAGGTAATTATTCTCTGGCCGGACAACGATGATGCTGGCATGAAGCACATGAAGCGGATTTACGATCATCTCGTAAAGATGAACATCCCCAAGATATTAATGGTCAAACCACCAAGGGACGCTGACGAGAAGTGGGACGCTGCTGACTGCGAGCCAAAGCAGGTCAAGAAACTTCTCGATGCGGCAGGTGTTGTTCACAGGCCAATCGACATTATGGCCGAGGAATTCTCTGCCAAGAGCTATGATGAGCATCCGCCAAAAAGAGAGTATCTGATCCAGGGCAGCTTCGGTATGAATTCATGCTCCATTCTGGCGGCCGAGGGCGGTACCGGAAAAAGTTTTATGTTCCTTGATCTAGCGGTCAAGGTGGCCTACGGCACTGCGATGTTCGATCAGGCCTTTGGTGGGATGGTGGCCCAGAACGGGAATGTGGTTTTCCTCTCAGCGGAGGATGGCCGCCCAGACATCCACGAAAGAATCAATATGGTGGACGTAGCACAGCCGCCACGGAGGTTTAAGGATTCGAAATACGAACTACGAATCATACCCATGCCATCACTTGGGGTGACATTCCCACTCTTCTATATGAAGGATGGGCAACTCACCGAGAGTGATAACTGGACGCGCATACGTGAGGCAATTCTCGAGATGAACGATGTGAAGTTAATTATCCTGGATCCGCTTTCCATGCTCGTGCATGCGGATGTGAACGCTGATCCGGCCATGGGTTCGATGGTGTGCGCTGAGTTTAATCGGCTGGCCGTGGAAACTGGATCCGCCGTTCTAATATCTCACCATTTCTCCAAGGGCAATTATGATATCGATATCACAACACCAGAACAGGCGAGACAGCACGTTCGTGGTACGACTGCCCTGGTGGACTCTGCCAGAAATACATTTTGCGTATGGAAGACCACCGAATCTCAGGGCAAGAAAATATGCGAGGAGAAATCGATTGAGTGGGAGCGGAATCTTATTTACATGGGTGCTACCGTTAAATCAAATTACCTGACAGACAGTGGAATTAAAATATTAAGAAGAGATCCTGTCACAGGTGTACTCACCTGCATTGATGATAATTTTGATGTATCGACAAAAGAATTACAAAGAGGTGATTCACGAACAGTGGAGATGGAGATATTAAGGGTCGTGAAGGAGAGGGGCTTGGCAGGAAAACCATTCCAGACAAATGCTGGCCCGAACCAGATAACGGTAATGGATATCAACAAAGACTACAGAGGCATGCTGCACGGAAAAACCATATACGACATCATTGGCGATCTTGTGGATCGAGATGAGATTGTTAAAAAGATTGGAACGTACGTCATCGATGTTAAGGGTGGCGCCATGTACAATCAATGGAAAGAAACTGGAGATATCAAAGCCTACTTATTAACCAAGGAGTCAGAATGATGCGGCATAGTCCATGGCAAAAAAGTCTTAAGTATATTTCCGGCCCACTCACTATCGGCGATCGACACGAGAACGTGAGTCGCGCCATCATGGTAGGCGAGTTTTATTATCGACAAGGATTCCCGATCCACATCCCGCACCTGAACGTGAGATGGGAGGATTATTACGGCACACCCTACGAAGATATTCTCCACATCGATTCAGAGGTTATCCGCCGGATGTTCACATGGGACGAGATAATCAGGATACCCGGTGCCTCGCCGGGTGCGGATCGAGAGGTGGAATTTGGCCTGAAGCAGGGGATAAGCTCCAAAATAATGACCGTGGCGGATTGCGAGGAAGTAGAGGAGTCCTTGGGTGAGTCTTTTCCGTATCTTGCGCCGGGACAAGCTAAATTAAAGGGGTTGACGCCAGCCTCCTGATGTACTACATTAAATGAAAGGGAGGTACAAAATGGCATTAAAGATAAGTCTCAGTTACCTTGATTCGTACGACCTCAATGAGGGTATTCAACCTAAAAAGCGCGTGGTTAGAAAGGCATTAAGGCTTCAAGATCAGTTGAGGCGAATGGAAGTTGAGGCGGAAAACCTGACTCGCGCTATGGAAAATGCAAGCGATGAACTTGCGGGGTGCATACTGAACATGACACCAAAAGAAAACGCTGATTACGAGAGGGCGCTTGACAATGGATAACGATGCCAGTTCAGGATTTTTATTCGAATGCGATGGAGGCTGTGGATTATAATGGGCGAAACGACCTACGAAACACCACAGTATTTATATGACCGCCTGAACGAAGCGTATGGCCCGTTCGACCTCGATGCGGCCGCTGACATTCGAACAAAGAAATGCTTCCACTATCTTAATAAGCAAGACAACGCACTCGACTGGAACCCGTCATGGCCGAGTCGCTTCACCAACCCCGAGGTGATCAATAAAGTATATCTCAACCCACCGTGGGGGCCGAAAGATCCGGTCTTCCCGTGGGTGCGGAAAGCGGTACGGGAGATACATATTCCATCTCTTAAGGAAAGAATGTTTTTCAAGAATCATAAGGCGTATTACCGAAAACTCACCTCCAACATCGACACCATCTGCATGCTCCTGCCGTGGGGCAGGTGGGCAAGCTGGCATGAGTTCATTGTCTACAAGGCAGAGATGGTTCGCGTGATTGGGCGTGTGCCATTCCTATTAAATGGTAAGCCGGTGAAGTCGCCGCCGGCATGTAATGTTGTAGCAATCTTGAGAAGGCCCACGAAGGGACACAGGTGGCCAGTTGGTTTCACAGGAGCCACCATAGACGGGAGAAATTAATGACGTATTTACTGGTAGTCTTTTGGTTAGGTGGTGCATCGATCAATATAGTAGATGCGCCTCACCGAGGATCTTATTTCTCAATGGAGGCTCACGGCAAAGCCAGCTTCGATAAGTGTATTAACATGGCGCACTCACTGAGGAAGCATTTTAATAAAAAAGAAATCATTCGCATTAAGTGCGTTCCTGAGAGGATGCCTAAATGACATGGGAAATAGTAGTTTCGATAATAGCTTTCGTCCTTGCCATGATCTGGTTATTCTCACCTGAGAGGATGCCTAAATGAGCTTCTGTCCGATATGTCATGGATACAAATTAGTTCCTCAGGTTATTGAAACATTCTGTAGAGGTAAAAGGTGGGGAGAGATTTTATCCGAAGCAACGATGCTTCCATGCCCACGTTGCAAAAGTAAAAAGAGAAGAATGAAGGATGATGTAGGTATCACCTTCACACAATTCATGGAGGCCATTGATAGATGAAATACGGCTCAGTGTGCAGTGGAATAGAAGCGGCCACCACGGCATGGTCATCGTTGGGCTGGGAGCCACAGTGGTTTGCAGAGATCGAGAAATTCCCATCGGAGATTCTCGCGCACCATCACCCGGAGGTAAAGAACCTTGGCGACTTCACCAAAATCACCGCAAAAGACGGAACAGTTGACCTTCTCGTTGGAGGAACCCCGTGCCAATCTTTTTCCGTGGCAGGGAAACGGGCTGGCCTCGATGATCCGAGGGGAAACCTCACCCTTGAATTTGTCCGACTTGCAAAAAGACTTAAGCCGCGCTGGATTGTCTGGGAAAACGTACCCGGTGTTCTTTCCATCGACAAAGGACGCACCTTCGCAGAGTTCCTTCAAGCGTTGGAGGAGTGCGGGTATGGGTGGGCCTACCGGGTGCTTGACGCTCAATATGTCCGAACACACGGTCATGCCCGAGCAGTTCCCCAAAGACGAAGGCGTGTCTTCGTTGTCGGATATCTTGGAGGTGCAGAATGTGCCGGAGCGGTACTCTTTGAGTCAGAAGGCTTGCGCGGGAATCCTGCGCCGAGCAGACAAAAGGGGAAAGTTGCTCCCACCATTCCTGCGTCAGGTGTTGGCCCAAGTCGCACAGGGAACGAGCGAACCGAAGCCGAGTTCTGCATAACGGAAGAGGATGTGGCCAAACACGACCACACGGCAGAGTCGTACGCCTTCAAGCCCTCGCACTACACGAGGGGCAAAGACGGCCAGCCAAACCAGGTGACGCCTCCCTTGTCGGCCGATGCTGACAAGGGCGATCAGGATCCAGTGGTATTCGAAACACGGTATGTTCGGAACGGCCGAGGCGCACCCTCAGATGTCGTGCCTCCCTTGAAGTCGCAATCAGGAGATACGGGCAAGGGCGGCAGCGCACCAGTGGTGGCCTTCTCCTCTAAAGATAGCGGTCAGGATGCGGCCGAGGAGGTTTCACCCACAGTGCGAGCGGCTAACCATGACAAGTCGCACATCAGCGGCGGTGCCCCCCCGGCAGTGGCCTTCACTCAGAACAGCCGTCATGAGGTTCGGGTGATAGGTGATGAGGGGAAGGTGGCAGGTGCCCTCCCGGCAATCAAGGGGATGACTCAGCAGACCTTTATCATGTCGGCGAGGCAGGATCCCGATGTTCAGGAAGAGGTATCACCGCCGATGGGTAAAGAAGATTACGGCCATGCGATGGCCACTGACGAGGTATCGCAGACGCTGAACCAGCGGGATGGTAAAGGGCCGGGGTCATACATGAACGGCTCCCTGCAGGGCTGTCAGATGGTTTCAGGCCTCGTACGCAGGTTGACACCCACCGAGTGCGAACGCCTTCAGGGGTTCCCTGACGGTTACACCAGAATTCCATGGCGTGGGAAAAAAGAAGAGGATTGCCCAGACGGGCCAAGATATAGAGCAATAGGAAACTCGATGGCCGTGAACGTGATGGAGTGGATTGGCCAGCGGATCCAGGAAGTGGAGGATGTGATCAATGTCAACGGCTTTTAGTGATGATGAGGTGAGTGAGGTGGAGGATATCTTCGAAACCAAAATACCAACAGTCAACACACCACGAACAAAACCGTTCAAGAATTCCGCGCAGCGGGACGAGTGGGAGTGGTGGAACTGCACCAGCAAATGCTCTAGTGAATTCTGTAAGGATGGATGGCAGTGCAACATCCAGAAAGCTATTTACGACAGCGATGCTGTCACGATGGATATTGCCGTGAGAATGGGATTCATCGCAAACCCGAACAGACAGGGATGGAATTGCCCGGAATTTTTACCCAAGCAAGGAGAAACAAATGGAAGCACCAAAGAGAGTTGATGAAGGTACCGTCCCACTCGTGGGACAAAAAGCGTGGCAGTGGTATGCCGCTAAAGAGCTCCACGATGGCGGAACAAAATCTATCAGCGAGATTGAGGAGGTTATTCGAAAATACGCTGACCCCATCATCCAACAGATGATTGATGTGCCGATAGAGGTATCTCTTCGCACAAAGATTCCAGGTACAGCAAATTTTCAATTACTTTGCTCTAACGTCATTAAGGCAGGACAACAACGCGCTCTGGCAGTGAAGAACCTCAAGAATCCTACGTTTCTTGAGTCATTTATTTTAGAAGGCAGACGAGCAATGCCAATCGGCTACAGGGAAGGGTTTGAAGACCACATCATTCACTAGAGAGGGAGAGAGAAGCTATGGATTGGGAAGGAATTATCAGCAGGTTCATAGATGATCAGCAGGACAGGGACGAGAAGTACGAAGTGCGAATGAATAAGCTATTCGAATCGCTGGAGGCCGCACTGGATGTCATCAAGCGGCAAGAGACAGTGATCGAATGTTTCGAGAAGTTCTTGGGTAACGGGCCGCTGGTTAAGGCGGCCACCGAGTCCGAGGACGATGGAATTTATGTGCATTGTCTGGAAGCGTTGCCCGAGGAGTTGAGGGAACCCTTCAAGGAAGAATTCCTGAACGCATGGAGGCGGCGTAACGAACCAAAGGTTGACCTCACCAACATGAAACCGGGTGAGATCAGGGTGATTGGGGGAGAGACTGAACAACAGGAACGTGATCGTATTTTAACTCGATGGCTCAATTCAGCACCAATATTCGTTGAGTCTCTCATTCAACAATGGATAGAGGAAGGAGTATTTGATGGCACAGCAGCAGTCGAGCGGGACGTACCAGAAGAAGACGAAGCCACGCCGCCGGAGCAAACCGAAGCACCTCCGGCACCGGAAGAGTCTGGGGCCGAAGTCAGGACTAAAACACTGCAAGGGGCGCTAGAGGCCTAGCGCTTCAGGAACATGGCCAAAAACTACACGGAGATAAAGCCTTCTCAGAAAGAGATCGATGATTCATTCAACGCAAGAATGCGGAAAGCGGGGATGAGATGAACGATGAAGCGAAACACCCACGGCCGCCCATCAAGGGCGAGGCTGAGTTTATGGCATCAAAAGCGGCCGATTCTAATGGCGGGGCTGGGGAACCCGAGAAGAAACCAATTAAGGTAGCCCTGGATCGAGAGAATTTCCGCGCCATCGGCTACGTGCTTGCCGTGTACCGAGATGCGGCCAAGATGCGGCCCGATCCCGATGGCCCACCAATCGGCCTGATTGAGGAAACCAAAAAGAAGATAGATACCCTGATCGAAAATTTCTCTACGGGGGTAGATAATGGCTAACCCTATGGTGGTGGGAGAAGGACTTTCAACGGACGAGGTGAAGACTCTTCTTAACAGTAATGCCGTGATGGACTTTTCGAAGATGAATGACTTCATTGAAACCGATCAAGGCATTATAGAAGAAAACATGCCAAAGGTTCCAGAGTTCCAGGGATCCGACAAAGAATGGATGATGGAGCTTCTGCATAGAGATCCAACCATACTGTCGTACTGTGAAACCCTGCAAGTTACGGGAGGTAAAATACAGACGCCAACTGAAGCCATTGGAGAGAAGCGATTATTCGCATCAATGATGGTTGGTAAGCCGAATTTCTGGCAGTGGAGAGATCGAAGTTTCACAGCCTCCGAGAAGATTTATATAGCAAGTGTCATGATGAACTGTCCTGTCGTGTTCATAAAGAAAGACCCGTACATGCTCCTGAGGGAAATGACCTTGAAGGTAACCAAGGCCTATATCGAGGCCCCAGAGGAGAATAGGCCAAAGCCCAAGCCTCTCCCGTACCAATCTTTTTATTTCACAACCGAAACGGGAGAGGAGTACACCGCATACACGAAGAATGCAGACCATCAGGAAAAGGTTCACATTGACGGCACCCTTCTCATGTCAGTTTCCCCGCCCGGATCTGGAATGACGTTCACTCAGGCTCTTTATTTTAATTGGGGTGAGCGGTGGGTTGTAACCGATCAGGTGGTTCAGACAAAAACAGACTCCTTGGCCCTCTTCCTGAATGAGAAGATCTTCAGGATAAATAAATTTAAGATACCAAGGGCAATGAGGCGGCAGATAGAGAGGGAAGGAAAGACCAAACCATGCGAGGAAGAGGTATCCATCATCGACCTGCGTGAGTTCGAACGAGGCCCCAAGGGGAAAGGTGATGGTGAATCTGATATGGAATACAGCCATCGCTGGTTCGTCCGTGGCCACCCACGAAACCAATATTTTCCATCAGATGGGCACCACGAGATCGTGTGGATCGATCCGTACGTGAAAGGCCCCGATGATAAACCTTTCAAGAAAAAGGTGCTGAATGTTATACGTTGAAGTATCAGAAAAATGCCGAGACTGGGTTGTCAAAAATCCATGGTTCGGCAGGAACAAGGTGGCCACAGATCGAGCAATGAAGAAACACTTCGCACTTATAGAGAGAGGCGTTGTGCCTGAATCAGATGAATACTGGGAGGCGTTTAGATGAACAGTTGCCGGGATTGTGGGTGGGCCGCATGGCCTACCCAATCACTAGACGAGACAGACCTGAACACACCTCGACCATTCCGCACTGCCGGGAAATGTCACGCACCACAAGCACACTGCACACCTACGATTACCCATGGAGGTGGATACTATAAAGAGCTCAACTGGAATGCGCCGTGGCTGGAGTGTCCTTTGTGGCGACTCACTGACGAGGAACATGCCAAGGACCTACAACGGGCTGACATGAAATACTCCAACAAGATGAGTAACCTTAAGGAATTCATGTCGTTAGTGAAAGACCTCTGCCAGGATCAAGGCGGTTCGCAAGGAAAGACAGTTCGTGTCACTCACCAAAGGCAGGTGGAGGACATCGAGGAAGCGGCAAAAGATGTGATTCACGACAACCCAGGCATGGGGAGGGTGTGATGAGCGAGGATATTAATTTCGACACAGTCAAGGAGAAGTGGCGCATCGAGAATCAACTCAGCATGGGTGAATGGCGAATTATTCGCTACTGCATCCTTGAACACCTGAAACATATTGACGGATCTCATGAAGGGGCCATAAAGCTGGGAGACAATATTGTCGAGATTGCCGGGAAAATTGCACCGCTAACCGAGGAGCCGTTAGACAGAGAGAGGAGCAAGAAATGAGTGAGATGAAGCATTGGTTCTGGGACAGGATAAGCAATGAGCAATTAATAGAAGCGTGGCCGGACATGGATCGCCGGGAAGGTGGTGAGCGGCGGGTAAAATCCACACAGGATGGGTTCATGCGGCGCCGGAAGGACAGGCGAGTGATTGATAGATCACCCCCGCCCATGAAGGTGGGTGGGCAGGTGTTCACGAGGGACGAGTTGTTCTACCTGACACGCGCCTTGGGTACGAAGTTAATCATGCACGAGCAGTCTGGTGGTCATATGGCCGAGAGCGAAGTGGGGCCATATCAAAAACTCTTCGATAAGGTACACGCCATGGCAAAGGAGATGCCCCGTGAAACCCATAGGAGGTGTGATTGATGGATAACTGTCAGAACTGCGGTTGGGCTGATTGGGCCTTTAATGAAAAGCCAATCTTCCCCACGTTCGGCCATTGCAACGCACCACAGCCATACGCAACGCACGGGAATGTATATCAATGCCCAGCAAGAAATGACCTCGTGTGGCAGCAACCGTGGCTAGAGTGTCCCTGCTGGCGGCCGACTGACGATCAAATCAAAAGCACGAGAAGCCGTGAGTCCTTTGATTTGGACCAGCGGGATAAGGTGGTGGACGCGCTGACACGCACGGCTACTCGTGTGATTGAGGATACGCGAAAGCGCACACCGGGCACCCCGGCTGTCGAGCAAGTGGGTGCAACCTTTATTAACGACCTCGATGCGGCCGTGAACGCCGTAAGGAGCGTGTGGGGATGAGGTGGAATGAGGAACTTAAAAAAGAGGCAAAGGATCATCTGGATATCTGCGGCATCTCCTGCCATGAGTGCCGACAGTATATAGAGAAGCTGTTGGTTGCCCTTGAGAAGGAAGAGGTGAATAAAACTCGCCAACGGAACGAGGATGTGAGCGAGATAAATGACCTTCGTGCATCGAATGGGCGCCTGAAAAAAGAGCTGGTGAGGGCCTGGAAATGAACTATCCACCACTCTACGAGGGCGAGTGGCATCACCGCCGCGCTCTCATGTGGGCGGCTGAAAATCCATGGTTCGGCACGAATATCGAGGCCACAGAAAAGGTGATGAAGCGGCATGAGTGGGTGGTGGAGAAGCTGGGATTGCCGCCTGATTCGGACGAATTCTGGGCATATTTCGAGAACATGAATTAGGGGGGAACATGAAATTTATAGCTTGTCCGAAATGTGGATGTGAGTATGCCAGTTGTAAAACCAGCCTGAAGGATCTGGGTGAGGGGCCGACATATTACCCGGAGGCATTTCTGAGATGTGCCGATTGTAAGCATGAATTCACGCCGCCCGGGTACGAAAAACAGACACCGAAAGGGAGAGGACAATGAAACGATTTCACCTAGATAAACGCGCACCTGATATCGTTTCAATCGGACGGCTTCAACTTGAAACAGATCAACTGATCTCCACTAAACAGTTGGCTGAATGGACTGGCACGAGTGTCCAGTTGTGGGAAATTTCCCGGTGCAAGGACGATGAAGGCCCCCCATGGATAAAACTTTCCCCCCGATGCGTCCGTTATCGTGTGGGGGGTGTCATTAAATGGCTTGAATCACGAACCCTTAATCAGGAGAAGCAAATGAGCGTAGCCAAACTGTTGGAGTTCAAGTGTGACCATTTCGAGTGCGATAAAACGATGACCTGCCCGGCAGATGAGCCGATTCCCATGGGCTGGGTGACCCTGCGTATCTACCCATTTCTACGTGAGGAGAACACCGAGGCCGCGCAGCAAAATGACCGTTCGGCCTCGATTGCCGACATGACATTGTGCCCGGACTGCCTCATTATCATTTATGAACCGCTGGGATTGCATCAAAATGAAGAGGAATAAACCACAACATGTGGTATGCCGGGGGAGTTCCAGGCACTAGAAAAGCTTAAACATGACTAAAAGTAGGATGTTCTGTAAGTGGTTGAAATCATGACAAGACAAGCTGTACGCATGTGCGCACTTTTTTTGAATTGTAATGTCGTTATGTCCGTAAGCTTTTATGCTGTAACATGGCATTTATCAGGTAGTTATAGGTGAAAAGCCCACGGACATCCCGATTAGCACCCCCCGTTGTGTCCGTAGACTCCGGAGGCGTAACAGTAGAAACTATCAATGGGTTACAGGTGGGAGGCGCACGGACATAACGGAGAAGCAAGTCCCGGCGGATTTGAAAAATACATTGTAATGTCACGGCCCCTGAAAGGCAACATAGGCTTCAAAAAGTGCCCGTTTATTTAAGTAGTTTCGAGGAAAGGTATTACCGTCATGTCCATATGCTCGCAGAGGACAACGCCATTAAATTCAACGAGCTATAATTTGGAAGCGTACGGACATAACGGAACTGCATTTTCGGCTATTATTATTAATAATAATAAGGGGTGGCGGTTTTTTGGCCGCCGCCCATTGTCGAGGTTTTAGGAAAAGACGGTGCGTACTGAGTGTATGGTTGTAGTAAGTGTATTAGAAGTATACATTTCTGGGAAGGAGGAAATTATGAATTATGTGACAGGTGAAATCGAGTTGAAGGATTTTCTGGAAATTTTTCAGGTTACAGAACATGAAGCAATGATGGCCGTACTTACAATGATTAGCCCAGGTTCACCAGGGGCCACAACAGCGAATTGGAGAGCGAATTCTAATTTCGGAAATTCCGCCCCAGAAACTAACGTGCTGTGGGAGTTGATGAAGAAAGCTAAATTCAGATGTGCGTGTGGTTCTCAGGTAGGTATTCAATTCCATCATGTTAATGGAGATTCAACCGACCACGCTACCGAAAACCTTAAATTGCTCTGCAGGGCATGCCACGGAGAATCAGAAGGAAAAAAGAATTTTAATGTCGGCCCAAGGATAGCTATCTTCGCAGTCGAATACTTTCTGGAGCATGGAAAATTTCCCACTCTGGAGAAAATTTGCGACCATGTGGAAATTAAACAATTAGGAAGTTACTGGTATATGACTAAATTCGTGAAACTTCGACTTAGTGAGTATGCCCAAAAAATCCCTCAGAATTGATTTAAGGGGGGTAGAAGCGATTTTAATGGCCTACTGACAGGTCTACCACCAAGAGGAGCTGGAAATGCCTGACTGGGAAGACGCGCCAAACGCAAATGAACTGATGAATGTGGTAGGCGAGGTGGGCGGAAAGGTCGAGGTGGTGCCCACCATGCCATGGCCAGAATACTGGGCCGGGACATCTGACTGTGACGGCATATGGGAACCCCGTACCGCCGCACTCGCATCACCATGCATCTGGACTACCGAGTACATCAAGAATGGCTCACCACGTATCAAGGTAGCTGGCAGATTTCAGTCACTGCCGAGATACGTGGCCATGAAAGAACATCGCTCTAAACTCATGGAGCTCTTCGCAGCGCCTTTCACGCAGCGCGAGGATCCAGTGGGAATTCAGGTTTATAACCTTTGCGGATATTCTCACTGCACTAATCCAGACCACCTGCCAATTATGTTCCGCCAGCATCGCCGCGGTTTAGATGCCCTGCGTGTCGAGGTCGATGGGGTTGCCGGTTGGTGGGATGGCGCCGCCCAGTTCTATTCACTCTACGAATCCTTCCTCTACTCCGAGAAGGAAAGCCGAGAGGGCCGGGAATCCAAAAGGAAACACCAACGTAAAGTCCAACAAAGAATGGCTCGCCGTAAAAGGAAATATACCGAGGGCGAGAGAGCGCGAGCCATCACGATGCTGTCTGACGGTACAGTCACTATCGAAATGTACAAAGAAATGAAGGCCATCTTCATGGGACTGGCCGAGGATATCTTCGACCAGACAATTATCATCTACGCCACTCGTGCTAAAGCAATCAGAGAGGGAAACATCACACCAGGCTACGTGCCTGACCATCGAACTAATCCGTTCAAGGGATTCAAGACGAAACCAAAAGGAGAGAAGTGATGGATAAAATTGAAGATTTAAGTTGGCAAGCAGATGCTAGCCCTGCAGTGCGAAAGAAAATTAACGAAATCGTCAAACAGGTGAATTGGCATAACGTCTTACTGGAAAATATTGACTGGAATAAAGTTCCGCTTCAGGAAGGGATGCCACAAGAGAACGCCCAAGGAGATGAGAGATGAGCATCGATGAACTGAGAGAGACAGATACAAATTCAATCGTGCGGCATATCAATAATCTGGTTAGCTGGGTGAATGCCGTGGTACACGATGTCAAAAAACTCTACACACAAACTGGTTCGCTTTTCGAGCGCGTAAATGACATCGAACCCAAAGTGGATGGCCTGCAACAACTGTACGGCCGGGTGCAAATGCTGGAGGAAAAACCATCCGTCAAGGATGAGTTCTATAAACTCAACGATAAATTCATCCTCTCGATGGCTGGCAATGTCAAGGAAATAGAAAATAGACTGGATAGTATTGAGAAAAGTCCAGCGGCCGGTATCGCAGATGACAAACTCGTCACGCTACGGGAAATCCTCCTCTGGGTTGGTAACGAGTCCATGCGGGAGTTTCAGGATATCACCATCAAAGTAAAATATGTCATGGCAGTGAGTGATGTAATAAAAGTGAACGGCAAAAGAGAGTACGGAAGATGCAAGGTGAAAATGGCTGATGGTACTTCATTCCACATCAAGGGTGAGGCTAAGGAAATTATCAAACTCATCTGGGGAGATAAATCATGAACGAGGCATACCACATAGAACCTTTCGAGATACCACCTGACCTACACGAAGATGAAGATGGTATCGATAAGGATGTAAAGGAAAATATACAGAAGCTCAATGAAATCGTCTTCTCCCTGAATAACGCAAGGCGTGACCATGCAGGTGTGATAACGCAACTGGGTGCCATCACACCCCAATTAGTAGACCTCAAAGATGATGTCGCCGGACTCCTGCGTATGCTCAAGATGATGGCCGAGGCACACAACAAACTCGTCACCGAGGTGGCAGCACTGAAAGGGCCAACACGGCCACGACTGTTAGGGCCTACCGGAGAGGAACTCACATGATTACTTGGAAGAAATTCATGGATACTCCAGTGCGTTGGGATAAATACGCCCGTAATCTTATGATGGTAATCATGGGATTCATGATGTTATCGCTGGTTTACGTCTACTGGGCCGAAAAAGATATAGGGAAGGCATTTAGTGAATGCTTTGAAGAAATATCATACAAGCTGGTGACAAAAGAAAAAAAAGATATCAAAACCGCCGAGTGGCTCGCACATAGGAGGTGTAAGCGATGATACGTATATTTCTAATCGTGATAATGGCAGTCGCTTTCTTTAGTCTCGTGGTTAATAGAGGTTGCGAATGAGAGATTGCCTGAACTGTCGCCACGCACAATGGGAAACTGACAAACTCAGATTGGCACACGGATGGGAGAACTCGGGTAATTGCACATTCCCACTCCCACAATGGCTGTTGAATAAAATCGAGGACGATAATGCGCCAGGACAATTCAATGAAATCTTTAAGAATATTCCCGAACGTGATTGCCCCGCTTGGGAAGCATTGCCAGATAAGACACCAAGCGATGTAATAAAACATTCAACATTAAGTGGAGCAAATCTGGACGCAAGGCACAGTGACCCGTTGGCAGACACAGCTAACTCAGATATAAATTCCTTTCTACGATTAACTGTGTTTGTTAATCAAAACGGAGAAGATGACGTATCTATCGGATGTGAAAAATGTGGAGCGGAGGTATGGAATGGTAAGAGGAAAACCCTCATCGGAAAAAAAGTTAAAGTTGTCTATCGTTTCAACACCAGACTCCAAGAAGTCGAGTTCAAAGAAGTCTTCCACGGCCAAGAAGAAATCACCGGTGCCAGATGCCGATGTGGTGGAGAATTCATCGGAAAAACCCGGCGATTACACCACGCCTGACCAGAATCTTATCGATATGGTCTACGCGCAAATGGACACAGGTACACGAAAAGTGCTGGAAGGCATGTATCTGGGGGGAATGAGCCTCAAGCAGGCCTGTGAGAACGCTGGGGTGAAATACTACACCTCCAAGTCAACTATCACACGCTCTGAACTCGCTAGAGCCTATATAGAGCATCTGCTTGAAAGAGCAGATGTTATCCGTGAATTTAAAGTGGATGACCTCGCTCTCGTAGAGTTGGTGAAGATTCGAAATGCCGCTCACGCACTGGGGCAGGAAGGGGCCGCAACTAGGGCACATGAAATATGCATGAAAGCTGTCGGCAGACTTAGCAAAGAGGAAAAGCCGCCTGACCCACTAAAAGATGTGAGCGAGATGTCAAGGGAAGAAATGCTCGCTGAACTTAACCAGCTAAAACTCAAAGCAGACGGACAACCCCTTGTTTCTACTGAGGCAAGTGTGGCTAGCGAGAAGGAGGAGCTGCTGGCGCGGAACCGAGCGCCCCAAGCC